CGCCCCTTCGATCAGGAACCAGAACGGGATCAGGACGGAGGCGGGGCTGACGAGCCCGTACATCCCGGACTCGCTGCCCATCATCCGCACGAACCCGATCACGTTCGGCGGGTAGCCGTTCGCCTCCGCTTCCTTCTCCATGTAGTCCCAGGCGCGGGCGTAGGCGTTGAGCAGGTAGGGATTGCGCAGCGCCGTCTTCGCGTGCAGCACCGCCGCCCGGCTCATCCAGTAGTGGAAGAACAACACGTTGCGGGCGAGGTCGTCGGCCCCGGTCGACTTGTAGGTGAACAGCAGATCGTTGACCCGCTTGTTCGCCCCCACGCTCGCCTGCGACATCAGTTCGGTCCAGTCGCGGGCAAGGCGTGTATTCCCGAACGCATCCAGCACATCGGCGCTGCCGAACCCGTCGCCCAGGTTGTCGAGTTTCGTGACCCACTCGTCCACGTCGTTCCCGGTGCGGCCGGCTTGTTCGATCACCATGCCCCGGAACCGTTGGAGTGCGTCCCGGTGGTTCTTGCGGAACGTGTGCATGTAGAGGGTGTAGCGGTCGCCGTGATCGGCCCCGGTGCGCAGCGCCCGCAGGTTGTCCTCCGCGAACATGCGCCCGCCGAAGCGGTAGACCTTCCCGGTTCGTTTGAGTTGGACTTCACCGATGCCCGTCTCGGTGCGGGAGTCGCCGACGCCGATGGCGTTTCGGGGCGGCTCCTTCCCCGATACCCGCGTGTGCCAGTCGTAGTCGGGCAGATTCTTTTTGACGAGCTTTCGTCCGCGGGCTTGCTGCATCAACTCCCGCGTGGTGCCGTCGAAGATGTTGAGGGCTTTGGCCGCCGGGATCAGCTCGCCGTTGATCGCGAAGGCGTAGGCGTTGCCGATGCGGTCGGACACCATGCTGCCGAAGCCGCGCGCCCAGTTGTACATGATGCCTTCGCGCAGAACCTTGAGCCACGTCTGGTACGCGGAGAGCGCTTTGTAGTTCGCCCGCCACGCCTTCGACGTGCGGGCCTCCACCTTCGCCTTCTTCGCCGCGAGTTGCGCCTTGGTGCGCGGGTCGATGGTCTGCTCCGCCACCTGCTGCTTCGCCCACGCGATCCGCTCGGCCTCGTCCATCGTCGCGGGCGAGTTGTGCAGCGCCCGTTCGTAGGCTTCCCACAGCTTCATCTTCTCGCCGTCGTAGTCCACCCAGCGGGTGAGCACGGCGTAGTCGCGGTCGCTGATCTGGCCGATCCTGTGCGCGGCCCCGACGTGGGAGAGGTCGTTGTCGCTGATGCGGCTGCCGCCCGGTCCCACCCGCGCCCCGGCCCGGTCGAGGATCGCGTCCCGCGCTTCGATGGAGAGACGCTGGTTTCGAGCCATGCCCGGTTCGATGAAGCCGAGTCGTGTCCGTGACGGTCGTCCGAGGATGCGCGTGATCTCGTCGTCGACATAGGTGATCGCTTCGGCCATCGTCGGGAACGTCTTGGGGTTCGGTGCGGATCCGGTCGCGGTGGTGATGCTTCCCTGCCACGTCCCGAACTCGAGCCCGGACGTGACGCTGCCCACGACCTTGCTCGCGTTCTTCGACTCCACCGGGCGGATGTCGAGTTCCGACCCTTTCCCCGAAATGCGCAGTCCGTTCGGGGTGTTGCGCCGCTTGGTCTGATCGCGCAACTCCCGCCGAATCTCGTTGTCGGTCTTGCCCGTGGGGTCGAACGTGTCGAGGTCTCGGCGCACGGCGGGCTTGCGCGGCGGCTTGACCGTGGGCGTCTCGGGGTAAACCTGCTCCCGCAGTTCCTCCAACGCCTCGCGGAACTCCGGGTCAAGGAATGGGGCTATTTCATCTTGAAGTCGTCGCCAAGCCTCCGCTTCGGTTTCGGCTACTTCCGCAACAACCTGCTTGACTATCGCGGGCGTCGGCTCGATCCCGCGCTTGGCGTTGGCGATCAGCTCGTCCGCGACCGCGATGGCCTCCGCGAGCGTGGGGGCCGTGGCGGCGGTCTTTGCCTCGTTGGCCGGTTTGACGTTCCAGATCGTTTCCTTCGTGCGCGGGTTGACGATGGGCGTCAACTGCATCCACTCGGACCCGGAGGCGGTGCGGGTCGTGCGCACGTCGATCTTCCCGTTGCTTCCCCGCGTGACCAGGTTGTCGTTGGGGGAGACCCACTTCGCGCCGGTGTCGATCAGGTTGCGGATCGCGCGGTCGTCTCCGGTCATATCCAGCGGCACGCGCGGCTTCGGCCCGCTCTTCTTCTTCGGCTGCGGCGTGGCGATGGGATCGAGCGCGGGCGGTTCTGGCGCGGTGGCAACGGTCGGCTCGGGTAGGTCCGGTTCCGGTGCGGCGGTGATGCTCGGCTCTGCCGGGAGATTTAGGTCGCCAACGGCGGCGGCAACCTGCTGATCCTGCGGCAGCGCGGCGGCGCGGGCGGCGGCTTCGCGCTTGGCAATGCTGTTCGGATGGAGCGAGAGCGGTTCCCCCGTCTCCACGCGCAGACGACGCAGTTCCGTCGCCAGGTCGGCGTAGGTCATGCCGTCGAGGGAGGCGATCCGGGTGGACCGCGCCGCCGGGCTGTTCAGGAACGCCCGCGCCTGCGTGGCCGTTCCCTTCTCGACGACCTTCCCGGCGTTGTCCAGCGTGTCGGCGGTGCCGAACACGGCGTGCTCGATCACGTTGTTGATGTCGGTCGTGTCGAGGGTGGCGTTGGTCGTGAACCGATAGGGCGGAAGGTCCGCGCCGGGGAACGTGCGCTTGAACGGGGCAACCGCATCCTCCGCGACGAACCGGACGATCTCCAGGGTTTTGGGTGGACTGACGATCTCCCGTCCCCGCTGGACGTATTCGCGTTCGATGGACCCGCCGGACTGCTGCATCGCCGCCGTTTCGCGGGTGCGTATCTCGCCCATCACCCGTTCGTGCTCGGCGGCTTTCGGCACGAACTCTTGCAGCCATTCGGTGCGCAGTTCAGGCGTGCCGAGCGTGGCGTCCGATGCGACCTTGATCTGGACGTTGGGGTACGGAAGCGCCTGGCCCCGGTTCGTGAGCGGTTGGTACGTCGGGCTGGTGAACGTGAGTTGGTTGATCTCCGGCGGGAGTACCCATCCTTGCGAGCGCAAGTCCGCTTGAATCAGCGGTTGATTGAGTTGGTTGACGTGCTTGGCCGCCTGACGCTCCTGCCAGTTCGGTTCGATGTCGTTCGCGGCCCGTGGCACGGCCGGGAAGCGGTCGCCGGTGGGCACGCCCTGCGGGTTGTAGACGACCCACTCGTTGCCCTCCTGCCGCATCGTGAAGCGGTCGCCAGTCGTGGCGACGGTGGCCTCCGGCGTTTGCGGCGGGATGATCTGCCCGGCGTTCCCGGTCGGTTGGCCCGGTCCCGTTCCGGTTCCGCCCTGCGGCGGCGGCGAGGTCGTGCCGCCCGGACCCGGAGCGATGTCGTTCGGCCCGCCGCGCACGTTCTCGTGGTACGTGCCGAGCGTATCGGTCGTTTCCTCGCCCTGCGTGGCGGCGCGGGACGTCGGACTCTCCGAGAGGAGGTTGCGAACCCAGCCGGGTCTCCCCACCCCGGCGCCGGCGCGGCTGATCGCTTCTCCGGCGATGGTGAACGGGAGGTCGCCGGTAACGTTCATCACCGCTTGGGGGGCCTGGAGCGCGGTCCCGCCGACCTGCTTGATGACGGTCCACGGGCCGATCCCTTGTCCTGTGCGCAACGCCTCTTGCGCGTCCAATGCCGCCGTCGCTTTGAACCCAGTGCCGACGTCGGCAAGTGGCTGGAAGAGCACCAGCGGGTCGAGCAGGATGTCCATGACGGCTTTGTAGGCATTGCCCGCGCCGTTGATGAACAACTCCCACACGGCGCGACCGCCCTCGTAGCGGGGCGCATCGAGCGATGCCTGAAACCCGTTCTCCTTGGCGTTGCGGATCGCGGCCCAGTTGTCGGGATCTTCGACCCACGCCTCGAAGTCCTGCGAGAGCCGCGTCCCGTCCAGCCCCGGAACGATCCAGTTCGCCGGGGCGATGGCGGCGACTTCGGCGCTCCAGTCGTCCTTCTCGCCAACCGCCACGTCGTAGGCGTTGTTGCCCATCTCCTCGATGACCAACTGGCGGGGCGTGTCGATCAGGTTGAACACCTGTTCCACCCCGGGGATCGGTTCGCCGCTGATGGCGAGCGCATCGGTGTACGCCTTTTGCGCGGCATCGACGGCATCCTTGTTTGCCGTGCTCGGGTCCGCGTTGAAGGTGCTTTGCGCGATCTCCAACGCCACGGCCGCATCTTCCGTCGCCTGATCCGCCGCCGCCGCATCTACTTCGGCCTGCGCGTTGGCCTGATCCTGTTCCGGGGTGACCGTTCCCGCCTTGGCGGCTTCGTACTCGGCCAGCGTCATGCGCGGCACGTACGGCTGCCCGGTGGTCTGGTCGAAGGACATGTCGAGCATCTGCTGCGGCGTTCCGAACCCGCTGGGCTCCTGCATGTTCTCCGCGAGGAAGCGCAACTCCTGCGCTTGCGGCGCCGCGAACCGATCGCCCGGAACCGGCGTGTAGGTCTGGACCGGCGCGATGGGCTGCGGGTTCGCGGGGGAACCGGGTTGGAACTGCTGTCCGCCCTGACCAAGATCGACCACGGGGCCGCCCGCCGTGCTGTTGACCGACGCGATGGTGTCGCCGTAGCGGGTCTGGGGGATCGGCGCGGCGAGTGCGGTGCTCGGTCCCTGACTGGTGGCCGCCTGCTTCTTCGCAAGCACCTGCGCCGCGTACGCCTTCGCCGCGGCGAATTGGTTGGGGATGGTCGGAGCCGGAGATGGAGCGACCTGGCGCGGCGGCGTCATCTGGTTCTGGAGGACGGCCCGCTGGGCAAGGTTGCGCCGGAATGCCTCGCGGAAGCTGTCGACCACTTAGCGCCCCCATCCGGCCAAGAAGTTCGCGATGGCGGCGTTCAGGGAGTAGCCGCCGCCGTACCCGGATCCACTGGTTGCTCCGGTGCTCGATCCGCCCGCGAACATCCCGCCGCCCAAGACGGTACGCGGGTCCACGATCCGCCACCCGGACCCGGTGCTGCCGTCGCGGACGCGGGCCTCGAGGTGCGTGTGCGGCGAGTTCATCCCGCCGCTGGTGCCGATCATCTGTCCGGCGTTGACGCGCTGACCGGGACGCACCGCCGCCGTGCCGGAGTGGCCGTAGATCAGGACCGTGCCGTTGTCCAGCAGGACCTCGATCCGACCAGCGCCACCGCCCATGTAGTCGGTGAACGCGGCGCACCCGCCGCCGTCCGTGCCGGAGCCGACGCCGGTTCCCGCGCACATCACGGTCCCGCCCATCGGGGCGAACATCGGAGTGCCGATAGGCATGGCGACGTCGATCCCGGTGTGGTTGCTTCCGTTCAGCCCGTAGGACGTGCCGTAGCCGTAGAGTCCGTTGCTGCTCGGGACGTTGAACTCGCCCCAGTCCTGCACCGAGGCGCCCGCGCCGAACATGCCGGTGATGTTCCCTCCACCACCCGATGCCCCACCGAAGGAACCTCCGCTGGCGTCGAGCTGCTGCCGGTACTGGTTGACGCGCTGGAGGTACGCCTGATCGGTCGTGCCGTAGGCGTCCTGCCCGAAACCGAGGTACGACCGGATCGCCATGTCCATGTTGCCGTACTGGTCCATCCCGGACTTGAGCACCTTGGCCCCGGCGAGGATGTTCTGGCGCGGGTCCTGGAGGTTGAGTCCGAAGTCCTGCCCCCAGAACGGCATCACCTGCATGATGCCCTGCGCCCCGGCGACACTCGTGCCTTCCCAGCCACGTTCGACCGCCGCGATGGCTTTTAGCACGTTGACCGGCATCCCGGTCGCCGCCGCCGCTTCCTGGAAGAACTGGTCGTACTGATCGAGGACCGCGAACTCGCCGCCGAGGGAGCCGACCGGGCCACCGCTGCCCATCGTGGGCTGACCGCCCGGTCCCGTCCCGGTCTGCTGCTGCCCACCCCTGCCGAAGTTGGGTTGGACCATCGACGGCATACGGAGATTGCCGAATGGGGAACCGGACAGACTCCCGATCCCGCCAACGGTAGACGGCAGGGACAACGAGGTCGAGGGCATCCCAAGGCTGGTGAAGCTGGCAGGGACCGGCCCCGGTGCCTGCGCCCCGGAGAACAGTCCCGTCCCGACGTTCTTGGCGAGCGCCCCGAGTTTCTGCAACTGGCGTTGCGCCCCCAGGTTCGGCAGCGGGGCCGGCATCTACCCGGCCCCGATCACGCGGGTGTTCGGCGATTGCGCGTAGCCCTTGGCGCGGGGCGATTGCGCGTTGAACATGTTTTGGAGGCTGCCCCGGTTGAAGTTGCGGGCGAGGTACGTGCGGTAGTCGAGCGCCGGGTTCTCCAGCGTCGCCGCCTTGAATCCCGCGAGCGTCTTGCCGTAGAGCCCCTGCACCCACTCGCTCATCGAGTCCGTGCCACCGAATCCCCGGTTGGCCGAGAACTCCATGAACACGCCCTCGGGCACGGTCGGAGCCACGAACTTGCGGACGAACGGCGTGTCCTTCCAGTTCTGCGACTGGCCGTACGGGCTGTACTGGTTGTACCAGGGCGACGAAACGCTCCCGTAAAAATCTTGAGCCGCCATCGCCGCCTCCTAGAAGTACTTGCCGAGGTTGCCGCTTCGCACGGCCTGGTAATAAGCGTCCGGGTCCGCGACCGCGCCGTGCGCGAAGTCCTGCCGGTAGCCGAGGTCCATCTGGTCGAGTTGCTTGTCCATGCCGGCGGTGAAGTAGGGGTTGCTGGTGCCCATCCGCATCGCCGCGCGGATCAGGTTGTTGACGCCATCCGGCCCCTGCGTGGCGAGGAACGCGCCGAGCGCGCTGTTCGGGTCCGCGTTCATGATCGCGCCCATCAGGGTGTCGACGTCGGGCATCGCCCCGCCGGGCGTCATCATGTTCTGCGCGAACTGGGTCAGGAAGTTGGTCGACTCCGCCCCGCTCGGCGCGAATCCGCTCTGGCCGCTGCGGGTCAGCAGTTCCATCGGCAGGCCGTACTGGACCAGATCGGCCATCAGGTCGATCACGTCGGGGTTGGTGATTCCCGCGCTCGCCAGCACGTCCGCCGCGATCACGTCGGGGTTGTCGTTGAGGTAGCCGGACGCGATCGCGGCCGGGGTGTAGCCGCCCGATCCGGCGGTATTCGACGCTTTTCCAAACCCGCCCGGATCGGTTGCCGCCGGAGCCAGCGCGGCATCGTATGCCGCGTACGCCGCCGGTTTGTTCGGCAGCTCCGTGTCCGTGAATTGGCGAATCTGCTGCCCGGGGTCGAACGTCGCTCGTGGCGTGATCGCCGGCAATGTGCTCGGCTGCGCGTAGAGGTTCGGCGCGATCATGGGCGAGACGTTGCCCTTGTTGACCGGAGACTTCGGGAGGTCCTTCGGCTTCTTGAGTTTGTCTTTGGCCCTCGTGTACGAATTGGTTTTTGCGTTCTGGAATGCCACGACCTACTCCTGTCTAATACGGGCGGCCCACCTGTCCGCCTTGCGATCCCGGCCCGATCATGCCGGGGAGACTGCCGCCGCCGCCCGCGACCGGCGCGGCCATGCCCGGCGGCGCTTGCGGGAAGGCGTCGGGCGGAACCGGCGTGCCCGCCGGAGCGCCCATGTTGCCCGGCGCGGGTCCTTGTTGTTGCATGCTACTACCTCCCATTCCGGGCATCTGTGGTTGTTGTTGCGCGCTCTGCTGGACCATCGTCATCCAGTCCTTGAGTTGCTTCGTCCAGAACTCGACCATCTCGGGATCGCCGGCCGCTTCCACGATCTGCTCCGCGAGCATCGCCGGGATGTTGAACATCTCGTTGTATTTCGGATGCTCCAGCGCGTTCATCGTCGCCTTGGTCTGCATCCACCGCTCGAAGTGGTCGTCCCAGTCGGTCTCGCCCGTGACTTCCTCGCGCAGCTCTTCCGGCGTGAGCACCGCCATCTCGATCAGTTGCCGACCGCTCGCCGCCATCGCCGGCCACTGGCTGCGGTCCGGGTTGCTGTACTTGACCGCGATCCGGGGGCCGAGTTCGTCGATCAACTCGCGGGACAACTCGAACGCCCTGGGCAGGCCGGGCCGCCGGCCCGGAACCATCAGGGGGCGTTCCTCGTCCCCGCCGTACTTGGCGAGGTGGCCGAAGTTTCCGAGCGTCTGGAAGATTTGGCCGATCTGGTGCGCCTTTGCCAGTTCGAGCGACTGGAAGATCGGGAGCAGGTGGTCGTCGGTCGCCTTGTCGAAGCGGCCGAGCGCCGCGCCGGAGACGTTGGACTGCCCCACCTTGTCGTCCAGCCCGACCCCACGGGATGCCTGCTCCTGCTGGAGGACGCCCGCCACGAACCCGGTGATCGGGCTGTTCGTCATCTGCGGCATGGGCCGCAGTTGCTCTTCGCCCAGCACGGTTTCGGTCACGGCGCCGGGAGCCTGGGACACCTCGCCCATGTCGGTGCCGTACAGCATCGTCGAACGCGCGCGCTCGATCGGCGGGTTGATCTCGCGCTTGAAGCCGGTCAGCACGCGCCCCATCACGGCCTCGTAGATTTCGTGGGAGCGGATGTCGAAGTAGATCAGCGGGACCGCCTGGTAGTGGCGCTGGCTGCGGCGGCTGCGGTCGACCTCGTAGAACCCTTCGCCCCAGTTTCGGGTGGACCCGCCGCCGGGGGCGCGGGTGAACATCGCGTCCCCGAACCCGCCGTAGCGGATCGTCCACGGCGCGTAGCCGTACTCGTGGTCGGCGTCGATGATCGGCTGCTCTTCGATCAGGATCATCCGGTGCCACGAGTCCCAGAACTCGGTGATCGGCAACTCGGTGTGCTCGGCCGGGTCGGTGCCGTAGCGGTCCTTGAGCTTCTGCTTGATCCCCTTGGTGAACCCGCCGTACTCGGCCTCGGCCCACGCCCAGGTGTCGCGCTTGACCCGGTAGACCTCTTTCAGCCCCTTGCGCCCGCCCCAGATCGGGTAAACCTCGGTGGGCTCGATCAGGTCGATGTTGATGGGCGGCCCGCTGGTTTCGACGCCGCCGGAGAGGTCGAGCACCTGCCGGGATACGTACATCCCGCGATCGGCAAACAGGAGCGCTTCGTCCAGCGCGAGCGAACGTTGGCCCTTCTCGGCCCACTGGTAGGCGAACTCCTCCTGCAACCACTTCGCCGCGTCCTCCATCATCTGCGCCTTTCGCCGGAGGTCGTCGTGGTAGAAGGGTTTGGTCATCCCCATCTTCGCGCTCGCCACGCGGGAGATGACGCTGTTGCGCTTGGTCGACAGGAACGTGGAGATGAACTCTTCCTGCAAGCCGTTGCGGCGGTCCTCCGCGTCCTCGGGGAACATGCCGACGCGCTCGTGGTGGGTCCACGCCCAGGTGATCTCGATCAGGTTCCGCCAGTTGCTCATGTCGTCGTAGAGCTGCTTGGCCCGCTGCACGACCTCGCCCGGCTTCGGTTTCTTGGGCTTCTCGTACCCCGGTGGGTACTTCGGCGAGAAGTCGCGGGGCGCAGGAGCAAGTTCCCGCAGCGCGGCGAGCAGGTCCTGCGGGTTCAACTGCGTCCGTGGCGGCACGGCTGGTGCAGGCTGGAACGCTGACTGGGGGAGCATCGGGGATACCACTTAGCGCCTCCCGGCGTAGAGCGTTGCGCGCTGCTTGTTGGCGCGGGGCGTGGTCAGGCGGGCCAGGCTGGCGTGCTTGACGGACACGGGCGCTTTCGGCTTGTCGACCGTGCCGAGCAGGTCGCCGCGGGTCTTTTTGTAGACCGCCCAGAACTCGATCGCCTGCATGACGTGGCTGGTCCAGTCGTGGATCGGCGCGCTCGGCTCGGTGATCGTGCCGCTGGTCGGCGGCTTGAACCGGTGGTTGGTGACGCACCGATGCGCGAACACGGCGCCGGGCCGGGCGGAGAAGCGCAACCCCTGGCTCAACTCGTGGACGCATTGCTGGCGTCCCTTGAAGGTGCTTCGTTGCTTTCGATACATGCCTCGATCTTTATTCCCCAGCCGGTCTCGGTTGACGAGGATCGACTGCCCCACCGCAATCTGGTCGGCGGTGAGGTATGTTCCCGTTTTGTACTCGTCTGCCGTTCCCGGAACGGTGTATTTGGTCAGAACCGAATAGAAGGTATCCAGCGTGGCGCCGTTGCTGGTGTCGCCGTAGACGTCTCCGCAGTAGGTGGGCGACGGGAGTTGCCGGAGCAGGTCCATGAAGTCGTGCTCGCGCTCGCCGTACATGTCGGGGAACTTTTCTTCGTCGGGGCAGCAGGAGAGCAGGGTTCCGTAGAAGTCGGCGTCCTTCCCCTTGTTCTGGTAGGAATCCAAGATCGTGTGCTCCAGCGTCACCGGATCTTCCTGAATCACCACGATCGCCGTCTCGTCCAGTTTACCCGGGTCGATGGTGACGTAGGTCGGGGCCATCGGGAGCACGGCGTTCCGGTTCGGATCGGGCGCGTACTTCGGGTCGTGGAACTGCCCGTAGACCAAGGACGAACTCATGTGGGGATTGCGCAGGATTTCGCGCGCGAAGTCGGCCGGGCGGGACGCCATGCGCTTGCGCATGTCCTCGAAGTAGGCGTCGTCGTTGAGCGGGTTGTCCCACCAGTCGATCTCGAACAGCGCCGGGCGGTGCTCCATGTCGGTCCCGGTGCGCAGGTTGTAGAAGTCCGGGCCGTCGTCCAGCGACTCGGTGGAGATCGCCCAGCGGTGGCTCGTGGTGCTGCTGATCCCGTTCCAGGTGTTGAACAGCTCCGGGATGAACGCGGCCTCGTCGAACGCGGCCCACGTCGTTCGTGAGCCGCGGCCGGACTTGGCGGTGGTCGATTCGCCGGAGAGCTCGTTGAGGTTGGCCGGGTTGAGCAGGAAGAGCTTTTGGCGGTGGCGATCGGGGTCGAACCCCTCCGGGCGCATCCAGTCGGGCAGGTTCCAGAACAGGCGGTCGATCTTGGCGAACAACGACGCCTGGTTCTTGGAGTCGACCAGATCCTCTTTGCGGGAGATGAGCAGCGCGTCCCACGGGTGCTTGAACAGCCAGCCCCACAGCGCGATCGCGCACACGATCCACGATGCGCCGACGTCGCGGGGCTTGCTGACCACGGCGTCGGCCCCGGCCCCGCGCTGCGTGAGCGTGGCGAGCAGGAACGCGGCGAGGTCGAGCTGCTTGGCGAACGGAATAAACGGAAGATCGCCGCCGCCGAGCCCGCTGCGGTCGTCGCGCGGCTCGAATATCGTGCCAAAAAGGGTCAACCAGTAGCCGAAGCTCTGGGAGCAGTAATACCGTTCCAGTTCCTTGTCGATGTACCCCGCGTCAATCTCGGCATGACGCTGGATTCTGTACCGATAGATTTGATCTCTCCACGCCAAGTAGTCCGCGCGTCGCTGATCTCGCTCAGGATCGTCAGCCGAGCGTGGCGCTGCCGGAACCACCGTCAGGTGCTCCGGCAGGAAGGGGATCGTCGTGGGAAAGGGCGTGATCGTCACGTCACTAGTAGGCTCCGGGTGGTCGGTTGGGTGGCATGGGCACGGGCGGGAGGTTCGGGGTTTGCTGCCCCGGCATTGGGGCGCCGCCGCCCTGCTTGAGCTGCATGAGCAATTGGATCAGTTGCATGAGCACCTGCGGCGGAATCTGTCCCGGTCCTCCGGGGGCGGGTGCCCCCGGGCCCATCCCCGGACCCGGCAGGGGAGGGGATTGGGGTTGGCCGGGAGGAACGGCCGAGCGAACGTGTTGCGCGTAGGAATCGCCGGGTCCGGGAATGGGCATGGGTTGGTCCTATCGTTGGGGGTACGCCGGATTCGGGTCGAGGATCGCCCGAACGTCGCCGTTGCCGGAGTGCTCGGGGCACGCCCAGTCCCGGTGCCCGTTCTTCCAGACATACCCCAGGAACGTGCCGCACGAAACGCAGTACACCTTGCGGTCGGTCAGGCGGCGAAACGCGCGTTCGATGAATGCCATCGCTAGTCCTCCGCCTCTCTCGGGATGGGTTCGGGCGCGGGCGCGCCTTTGCGGAACGCCCACGCCGCGATGCTATCGGGATCGCCTACGGCTGCCGCTTCCACAGGAACCCACGTCTCGGGGCCCTGGACGATGAACTCGGTCAGTGACCCCGCGAGCCGCGACCGTTCCGCCGCGTTCTGTCCCGGCGAGACGACGGGCCGGCTGGGCCGCGGCTCCATCTTCGGCATCGTTAGCGGCTCTTCTTCGCGTCGGCGTCCGCCTGACGAGACGCTGCCGTTCGGGTCTCTGCCCGGCGGGCGTTCGCGTCCTGCGCGGCCTCGGTCTTGGCGTCGGTCTCGGCCTGTCCCTCGGCTCCGGTGGCCTGCGCCTCGGCCGCCTTGCGGGCGTTCCAGGCGCGGATGCTGTCCGGGTCGCCCTCGGCCTTCGGCACGTCCATGAAGCCGGACGAGTGGGTCGCCGCCGCCGGGTTGCCCTGGCCGCCTTCGACCAGGCCGATCTTCACGTCGTCGAGGGGCGGCACGTTGCTCGAGGCGCCGGCCGCGTCGGCGCGGTCCTTCTCGTACTGCTCGGCGTCGAACGGCTTGCCTTCCTCTGCCTCGGTCGGCTGGACGACGGTGTTGCCGTCCACGATGTAGTCGCGCTGATCGAGCACCGGCGCGCGGTCCAGGTTCTCTTGATCGAGGTTCGGCTTCTCTGGTCCGACCTTCTCGCCGGCCTTCTTGGGTCCGCTATCGTGGGAATCGATCGGTTCGCGTGTCGTCTTGCCTGCCATTGCGATTGTCTCCTCTGCCTGGATGTCGTACAGCCGAAATCGCTTCTCGGGATTGAGCGTCACGAACGTGAAATCGCCTTTGCCGCTTATTCGACCCTGCACTACAGGGGCTCGAACTCGAAGCTGATGTTGCCGACGAGGCCGGTCAGGGTGCCGGAGAAGTCGAGCGCCAGGCGGTCGTTCGGCTTGAAGCGCCGGGCCGCGCTGCCGGCGGTGATGGTGAGCGTCTGAAGGGTGTTGATCGTGGCGGTGAGGTCGGCCGCGGCGCTCAGTTCCACCACGGTAGCGGAGGCCGCCGCGCCGGGGGCGCTGGTGCCGGACACCTTCCGGGGGCGAACCGCTGCCGATGCGCCGCCGACGACGGAGTGGATCTCCTTGACGCTGACGAGCCGGCAGTAGGTCGGGGCGATCCAGATGACCTGGTCGACCGAGGCGGCAAGGAGGTCCGCCGTGACGAAGAAGTTGCCGACTTTCCGTTGCACAGACGTCGCTGGTCCTGCGCGTACCATTGCCCACACCTTCCGCCCACCCGGAGCGCGACGTGCGCCCCCGCTGACGCGATCAGTTCCCTTGCAGGATACGCCGTTGGTGTCGTTATGACAATGGTTACTGTCGTTATTCGGTGGGAGTGTCGGTGAACTTCGCCCGTTCGTCCTCGGGCAGGAGCGCGATGGCGTCCTCGACCGTCTGATCCCGGTCCTCGGGGAAGAGGGCGACCAGTTGCGCCGTCTTGATGAGGTCGACGAAGAGGTCGAGCGGGACGCAGATGAGGGTCGCCATCAGTCGAACTCCCGGACCCGCTCCAAGGCGCCCATCAGGTCCCACAGGGCGTGGCCGTCGAAGGCGGAGAGCGTTTTCTTGCCCGGAAGATCGACCGACGTCCGGGTCCGCATCAGCGCCTTGGCCGCGTCTTTGACCTTGACGAGCTGGTCGTGGGTCCACGGCGCGGTCTGCCGGGCCTCGTCCGACGCCCGTTCCTTGTCGCCTTGAACCCCGTGGTAGAACGGGCTGTCCCTGAACTCCTTGGATACCGGCATTCCGCTACTCCCGCCAATCGTCGTAGATTTCGATTTCCCTGATGTCGGGGTTGGCATGATATGCCTGCACGATGATCGGGCCGTATTTGTCGCCAAACGCCACGAGGTCATCGAGCGACGCGATCTCCACGAACCACCCATTCACGGCTTCGGATGCGTATTCGGTTTGCACGTAGGGTTCCTGGACCGCCTCATCGACGGGGGCCGATCCGTCGACCGCGTGTGATGACCGGGTGACAAGAAACTTCATTCGCTCCTCCTCCTTCGGCGGGAGGATAGCACAGCGGCACTGTCGTTACTGTGGTAGAATCGGGGGAGTACAAGAATACCGGGCGGCGCTACGAACGCCCCCGGATTAGGCACCCGACAGGAGCGGTCGAGATGCAACTTCAGCTTACGCTTTCCACCAGTACAAAACAATGCAGGCGGTGCGGCAAGGATGTCCCACTCAGTGAGTTCTCGAAGGATCGGGGACAACCTGATGGGCTTTTCTTATGGTGCAAACCCTGCTCCAGAACGCACAGCAAACAACGCTATAACGAATCTCCTGACACGAAGGCGGCCCACCGCGAGGCCGTCCGTCGATGGAGAGCACGATCACGGGGCGAAGCGGAGCCGTACATCCCAACCACGGTCTACCGCGCTCCGCGTTTCGAATCCCTGCCACGACAGAACGCCACAAAACAGACCATGCGGATCGCCGTCAAGGCATTCAACCACGCCATTCGGGCATCGGTGGGGTGCCAGGTCTGCGGTGAGCGCGAAGTCTGCTGCCTGGACTTTCACCACATCGACCCGACCGAAAAGCGATTCACCCTTGGACGCATCAATCGCGCCCTCTCTGACTTCGGGTCAATCATCAACGAGGTCATCAAGTGCACCTGCCTCTGTGCCAACTGTCACCGCAAGGTGCATAGCGGACTCATCCGTACCGATGACCTCAACCGCATTACTCGGGAGCAGATCGAACAAGCGGTCCTAACCCTCGAACTCACGTAGTCCCAACTCATAGCAATCCGGGGGATGGTGTAGACCCGGTGGTTCGGTCAGTGTGCCCATCAAAGGTTCATAGCCGGAGCTGCGCTGACCAAAAACGCTCTTATCTCAGAAAAGACATCCCGGTTTGGCCTTGTGGGGGCCAGGGGGGGTGGTCAGTCGTTATCACTTCGTTCGTCGTATCGTCTCTCAAAGTTCTGGAAACTCTAGCGGAGACAAGGACCCCTGATCCACACACACACTTACTAACCATACACCCGCTAAAGTCACCCCCTCACTTGCCGGGCGGGCTCGCCGGGGGAGGGTAGGGGGTGGGGGCGTGGATCGCGACAGTGGTGGTGGCGAGAGGGGATGCAGGGGTAGGGGGGATGCGATGGTGTCGCGTACGTAGCGAGGGTGGCGTCTCGCATGTGGGTACGTGATACGTGGTTACGTGCGTGTGCGCTCGGTAGCAACCATGGTCTTACGCTGTCGCTTCTTGCGTTGCGCCTCTTCCCACGCACGCAGTTCGTCGTGCGACATGGTGCTGAAGTCGGGGAGTGATTCGACTTCAACGAGCTGGCGATGGTCGGTGACGGCTTGCTCAATCTTGGATACGGGTGAGACGCCGGCCAGGCCTGCCAGCCATTGGGCCGCGGCTAACCTGTCTTTGTTGCTGGCCGTCTTATCGTCGCGGATCTCTTTCGCGGTTTCGATATTCGCAACGAGCTCGGTGACAACCAGGGCCGCAACGCCGTGCTTACTGGCGCCGAACGCTTCGGTATCTTCTTGATCGGCACGGGCGACCCATCCCTCGCTGTCGCGCCACGCCATGATCGTATTGCGTTCGATGCCCAAGCGTCGCGCAACCGCCGTGCAGCTGCGACCCGCAGCGATCCGCCACAGGTCGTAGGCAGCTTCCTTTTCCTCAGCCGTGTACCGCCGGCCCCGAGGGACCGTGCTGCTGTTTGGCAGTTTCGCAATATCCATGCTCATAGCCCGTAGTCTAGCACGCCAGAATATTGGTCCGATATTGCCCTGTATTAGGGGTTGACAACGACTCCCACATGGGATACTATAGGGTCAATGGAGAGACGGAACACTCCAGAGGCACCCGGATCACCGATAGGAGACAGGACCATGGAAACCACGATCACCCGCCACGACGACGGAACGTTCACCGAATACGACGCAGACGGCAACGAAATCGGCTACGGAGACTGGAGAGACGAGCAGGACATCTATCCGATGCAAGCGCCCGAAGACTTGGGCTATTGCACCCGATGCCGCAGAGACGACACCGACGCCCGCTTGGTCTACTACCCAATCTCCGATGACACGATCCAACTCTGCACCAACTGCGAACCCGATGATGTCGCGGTGTCACCATTCGAACTGTGGCACGTCGTGTACACGGAGGTGACTCGCTAGCCCACAACAAAGGGAGGGCCTTGCAGCCCTCCCCCGTCCCACCCGGATCAGCAGATAGGAACCGAAAGGATACCACGATGAATCACAGTGAACGCATCGACTCCATCTTCGCCCGCATGAATAGCCTCGCTGCTGACTTCGCCAATGCCGGAATGACCGCCACCGATTTCCGAGACCTCTTCGATGAAATCCTAGACAACGTTTCCGATGTCGTGCGGGACATGCAATCCGAAATCGAGATGGCCGACAAGGCTGTCAGGGATGCCGCCGGGATCATCGACCTCGCCATTGCCCACCACGACGACGCCGAGCGATTCGGATGGATGGACCGCGATCAAGAAGCCTGGCGGTTGATCGTCGACGCCGCCTGCGAGCTGGAGGATGCCTTGCCCGTATCTGCCTAGACACAGACAGGGCGGGATGGATGGACCACCCCGCCCGCCTCCCACCGGATCAAGACAGGAGATTGTGAGCATACCATGTACCGCACCACGATCGACGGAAACGAACAAACCGATACCTTCCCCTACGCCGTCATCAACACCGACACCGGGCAGACCGTGAACCGCTACACGCATCGCAGCGTTGCCGATGCCGTGACCTACTCCCTGAATACCGGAATTGCTGGACCCATGGACGAGATCGGCGAGCACACACGCGCCGCCCTCGGGCCGTTCACCAATTGATCTAACGACCATCCGTTCGATCGAGGAGCCCACGTCATGACCACCAAAAACAACGCCCGCCCCAGCCTCAGCCTCAAGTTCAACGACCCGGACACCTACGCCCAGCTCCACGCCCTCGCCGCCCGAGACGGCCTGAGCATGAACCGATGGATCCACGTCACGATCCGCCGCGAATTCCGCAAGCTGCCGCAGAAGGAACAGAACAAATGGTTGGCACCGATCGAGGAGGGGGATCCCCGATGACAGACTTCGACGTCGAAAGCGACTGGTTCAAGGAACGACCGCCGGCCATCCAAGACGCAATCCGCTTCCGTCCACCCGGCACGTACCGCCTCACCACCACCGATCATATCGTCCACCTCTACTCCTACAGCGAAGGAGACCCGCCGACCTGCACCGTGCTCATCACGGCCGAGGACAACCCCGGACTCGAATCGACGCCGTTCCCCAATCGCAAGGTGTTCGGCATCTTGCTCACCGATCTCGTCCCCCTCGACTGACGCGCTGAGACGCCCCAGGACGAACGAAACAACGCAAGAGGCGGGATGACTCATCATCCCGCCTCTTTTCGCGTCTCCGTCCACTACAGATCGCCTAGCGCGGTATCCTGCATTCGGGACAAGTCCGCCGGCGGCTGGTCCGCAGCACGCGGAACACACCGCCGCAGTTCGCGCACCGTTTGTCGATCAGCAGCGGCGGGCGGGTCATTCCCCGGCCCCGGCGAGCGAATCCAGCCACGCCCCGATCCGTTCGCGGACGGCATGCAGGCGGTCGTAGTCGAACGTTGCCGAAAACTTCGGCGTGACCAGCCAGCGAATATCCTCTACGGGGATCGCCGCCCGCTGCTCCGCGTCCGGGCTGCCGGCGATCGGGATGAATCCTTCACCCCGGCACGGTTCGCAGCCCCACCCGGCGAGATGACCGTTGCATTCCTGACACCGCACGTAGAGCCGCTGCCCGTCCTCAGTCTCCATCGGAAACCTCCACAATCACGTACCCAACGCCGTCTTTATCGCGTTCCTGCACGACCGATTCGACCGTCACCTGCTTGTCGTTGGCATAGATCGCGGCGTCTTGGAAGCCGTCCCACACGGGTTTGAGCATATCCGCAAGGTTGGTCGGGTCCATGCGCTTCCGGCCCCTGGACCAGCCGATCGTGGCCCGCACCGTCACCGGCCCAAGCGCCGTCGACCAGTCCTGCGCCCACATCGCCTGAAGCCCGAAGTAGTACGCGATCTCGCGGAGCTGCTTGACCGCTCTGGACTTTGGCCCCCAATGGGATCGAGCGTTCGGAGAAAGAACCGCATCCGGGCAGACCGGCAGCCGGATCGTGAGCACCGTCGCCGTCGTCATGCCACCCTCCATGGATCATCGTCGTCGTCCGCCGTCCGCAGCGGCGGAGCCACGCTGAACGCTTTGTGCTCGGGACCGGCGGCCCGTTCCGCCGCCGTCCGGTAGACCGCCGGCCCACGCACCCCCGGCACCTTCACGGTCCCGTCCTCGACCACCGGCTTGACCGCCCACGGATGCCGCACAGGGAACACCAGTTCGCCCTTCGTGACCATCGCCTCGGACTCTTTCAGGTCCGCATCGGTGAAGATCCCGTGTTTTGTGTCGTAGGTGCACCCCTCTGCCGATTGTTCCGACGCAACCAGCGCATCGAGCAGCGCCATCAGCGGCGCGAAGAGCGGCGAATCAGGCGGCGTGTACTGGACCGTCTTGAATCGGTCGTACCCCGTCGTCTGCGTCCGCACCGTGGTGACGATGTAGGGCAGCCGATGATCGGCCGGCAGCGTGGCAAACTCCGCGGCGAGGTCGTGCACCTGGCGAATCCGCGCCGCCTGCGCCGGGGTGGGGCCGCTGGTGGGCGGCTCGATCAACCGGCGCATGACGACACCTCCAACCGCAGAACCGACTGGCTCAATCGTTTGACGGCGGTCGCGCAATGCAAAGCGTTCGACTCGATCCCGATGGCCTGGATGCCGAGATCTTTAGCAGCTCGGAGTGTCGTACCGCTTCCCATAAACGGATCGACAACCACGCCTGCAGGACACTTGCTTAACAACTCGCGCATGAGGGAGATGGGCTTCTCGTTCGGGTGAACCCGTCCATTCTTTGCCATCGACTGAACCGGCGGGTGATACAGAACGCCGCCGCCCCGGTACCCGTGGAACCCCTTACCGATGACGTAGATTTCTTCCCAGGATGGCTTCCACGGAAGATCGAGCGCACCCATGCCGAGCGCCGGTCCCTTGTCCCAAACCAACACCATCCTCGTCCCCCTGGGATGCGGCATCTTCCACGACCCGAACACCAACGCCGGGCCGATCCACCGCTCGAGTGCCCAATCGCGCAACGCCGTGTCGCCGTCGCCGTCGATCTGCTCGCCATGCCACCACGAACGCCCGACCTGACCCGACTGGTACTCGATGCCATAGGGCGGGTCGGTAACGAGCACGTCGGCGCGGAGCGACGGAAGAACATCGCGGCAGTCCGCGTGGTAGATCGTGATGCCCTCCATGTCGTAGTAGGGCGTCACCTCGCCACCCCCATCGCATCTCGCAGATTCGACTCGAACACCGCCCGGCACCAGCTCTTGAGGTTGCCGACGAGCTTGCCGCTGGTCTGCTCCGTCTTGACCCGCCGTTCCACTTCTGAGAGCGTGATCTTCACCGCTTCCTCCAACTGCGCCCGGCTCGCCTCGCCGAACTTCACCTCGGCATCCGCCATCGTCCCGGAGAACCACGCAGACGACAGCGACGGATCGACCCGCTTGAACTGCGCCGACACCGCCGCCCAGGTCGGTTCTCCAATCGTCTCTCGGTAATGGGGTACTGGCGGCGCATGCCCGTTCGTTCCGTTTTTCTCGTGCGCCTGCAGCTGTAGTTCTTTTGGTTCTAGTTCACTGGTTCTAGTTCTATCGGTACCTGGTACCGCACTGTCCGGTACTCCATACCGATCGGTCCGGTTTCCACTACCGAACGTGCGGTACTCCATACCGATCTTTACTTCCGGGGTTTTTTGGCAAATCCGGTACACATTGACCGATTTCATGCCGCCCGTTCGCCGCGGCTCTTTGGTCAGAATCCCAAGCGAAACGAGCTTGTCGATCTTGACCCGGACATGCTTGTCGGACTTGCCGGTTTTCTTGCAGATCGTGGCGACAGAGGGCCAGCACTCGCCCTTCTCGTTGGAATGACGGAGCAGCGCAAGCAATGTTGCCTGCGCGTCCCCGTCGCCCTCGAGCCGGTCGTAGAGTTCCCACGGGATCATGCCGAACGCCCCCCGCTTGGGGACCGTTGGAGGTTCGGCGTCGTAGGAAGGGGCGTCCTCATCGCGCACAAGATGCAGATGCGGACTAGTAGCAGGGGACTGGGATATGAGAGAATTGGCCATTAGCCGTTTCCTCCGGTGATGTCGGATGGACGGTCAGGGACCGGGTTGGAGTCGCAAGCTCCGCTCGGTCCCGTTTGATTTGACTCCATTTTACCATACCAATCCCCCAAATCGACAGTTGGTTGTCCGCACGCGCTAGGTACGGACGCTCGGCTGGTGGCGTTACGTGTGCCGCTGTGTCACTCGGTCACGGAGCCATTGCTCGGCCTCGGCCTGGGTTTCGTGGAACGAGATGATGAAGAGCGGGGTTTCCGCCCTCCATCCACCATGCGAGCGATAGACGATGCCGAGGTACTCGTTGGTCGTCTCGTCGTAGACCTTCATGGCCGCCTCACGAAATAGAAATTCCCGCGTGCTATCCAGGTCTGCCCCCGCACCTCGATCCCGTCCACCGTCATCTCGCCCGGCGCGTCGGCGTGGTTCGTGTCGACGTAGGCCGGGGTGAAGTCGAGGTGGCGCAGGATTTCGCGCACCTTGTCGTCGGTCGGACGCTTGGACGGATCGCAGAACGCGACCGCCCGGTAGTCGGATGCGGCAGCGGACTCGACCAGCGCAACCGCAACGTCGTAGGGGTCGGGGGACGAAGATGGCGGGCCGAAGCCCGCCTGGGTGAATGTCGCCACTAGCTTGTGTACCGATCCGCGCCCGCCGGCATCATCGGCGCCTGTTCTGTCCCGGCCTCCGGCTGATGCCAGTTCGGTTCGGCCTTGAGCCGTTCGATCAGCGCCGATGCCTCCTGCGACGTGAGCAGGGTCGCGCTCTCCTTGCCGTGGAACCGCTTGACGACATCCGCCGGGATGCCCCTGTCGGACGCGATCGCCCCGATCGCCGCGATCTGCTTCTTGGTGACCCCGGACGGATACCGCTCTTGGTCAGGGATGGTGTTCTGGCTCGTTGTACGGGTCCGTGCGGGGAGTTCGCGCTCGTTTGGTATCTCACCGGCCAAAAGGTCCGGCCCGTACAGGTCGAGGGCCACGCCGAACAACGTGGCGCACTTCTTGAGGCAGTCGGACGCCGCGCCCTTGATCGTGTCCTCGCCGCCCTGCAACTTCTGCACGCCGGTTCCCGAGCGCGTGCCGAGTCCGGGGATCGTGAGCTTGCCGAACACGACCAGCACGTCCCCGATGATGGTGTGGCTCGTGATCTCGAAATCCCAGACCTTGGCCGTGGTGTTCAGGAAACGGATTACCGTCTCCGTGGCCACGTAGTCGAACATCTTGCCGCCGCCGCCCTGCCGCTGTTCGATCGCGTGCTTCGGGAACGGCACGCCCAAGGCGTCGAGCATTTCGTCTGCGTTCATCCCATCCTCCATATCGGCATCCACCGCCGCAGGCGCATCGGAGAGCGCCGCCTGGCCGGCCGCATCCCGTTCCGAACCAGCAGCGATCGGTAGGTGCAGCCGCGGTCGCTAAGCAGACGCATCAATCTGCTCCGGGGTAGCCCCCGTCTCCGCGGTCATCGCCCGGACTCCAACGCTTCAAGGCTTCCGATGGCCGCGGCTGGGTACTCTCCACCGTCGTACACGTAGTCGAGCAGGCGCCGGAGGTCCGCGCTGTTGACGATTCGTTCATCTGGCCGAACGAGGACGCCGGCGATCCGAATAACCATTCCGAACTCTTGGGCGTACCGCTGTGGCCGGGGTAAGACGGATCGCGCAAGCAGCCTCCGCACCGCCGCGTTGATCTGGTCGTCGGTCGCTCCCGTGGTTCCCGTAGGGAGTTCTGTCGCGCTCATCGGGCGGGTACCCCCTGGGTGTCGTAGTCGATGACACCATCCCCGACGACGGGGCGGTACTGGCGTGGCATACCAAACCAGTCGAGCAGACGTTTCAGATCTCGCTCATCGTCTGCCGTCCACTCGGCTGCGGTCAGTCCGCCGCGAATCTCGTCACGATGCTCGGCATCGGTTCGCGCTTCTGCCGAATCCATATCCGCATGTAGCAGTTCCGGCACAGCCCCCGTCCCCCGTGACGTATCGCAATCGTTCCGCACTCCTGGCAGGAGTCGTAGTTCAGTGACCACTGCTCCGACTTGAGCAGTTGCGGACGATCCGGCGCCAGCGTGAGCCGCATCCGATCCGCGAGCCCTTCGGGCCGTTCGAGTCCGTCCAGCCCGTCCCACTCCTTGATCGCTTCTATCCCTTCGGGCCACCGAATACGCGGGGGAATCGTGCGAGCAACGTCCATCAGCGGGGTTCCTCTCTGTGTCTGTTACCATTGCCACAGGTTCTTGCTCCTGGGCTGGCTCTGTTTTCGGCAGACGCCAGCCCTTTTGTTATTCGGCCTTCCGTTGCAGCCGAAACACCACCATGCCGTCCTTGATCTCGGCCGGGTTGCGTCCGAACGCGAACCCGTTCTCGGAACAGAACCGCGTCAGCCTGTTCGTGAATTGGCCCTCGTGCGTGACCTTCACCGAGTTGCCGTTCGGGGAGTCGGTCGGAATCAACCGCACGTCGCCGGTGTTCGGGTTCGCCTGAATCACGAGGCGCTGTGGTCTGCCGAGACGCATCAGCACCGATCGGCTAATCAGCGTTGATCCGCGTTCATTCACCGACACGAAGTCGCCTTCGTTCTTGTGCCCGCTGGCGTAGCGGGTGAGTTCCACGAATCCGTCGTCGCTCATGCGATCCTCCGTTGGCTCTCGGCGAGCGCGTCCCGAAACGTGCGGCTCCGGTATCCGTCTTTCGTCGTGACGAGCGTCCGCAACAGCCGCGACGTGATGGCGATGTCCGCAACGACCGGCATCTCTGCCTCGATCCGGTGCATCAGGTTGATTAGGGACGGCCTGGTCGGCAGTCCGTCCGCGTCGAGCGGCGCGTTCCGTTTCCAGAGCTCGAAGTCGATCACGTAATCCTCCAGCGGGGCGTCCTGTGGAATCGGGCGGGACACGGGTATTCCTGGTCCTTTCTGTTCACTAGTCGGAAAACGCGGGTCTGGTACTACGCTGTGGAAACGGGGCGGGCTCGTACCAGGATGACCCGCCCCGCCCATTCCAGATCGCAAGCCGTGGCTCCCGGAACATTGACCCGTTCCCGTTCGCCCTTCGCTCGCTGAGGTCACGACATGGCCCCCCGTCCTGCCGGCATCCGCTGTCTCGCGTTTCAACCGTTACGTTGGATGTCGATGTGCGAACGCCCCTGCGCTCGCCGCAGCGTGTCGTTGACGCGATCACCGCCGCTCAGACCAACCGCTCGCCCCGCCAACCCCGCAATCGACAGGGCAAGCGGCTGGTCTGAATGGCCGCGATACCGGGGCGGCAGCCGGTCGACGTTGCAGCGCGACCGGCGCCGTGGGGGCGTAGCTGCCCCGGTGGGTGGGATGATGTGGCCGCTTGGCAGGCGGCCGGTGGGCTGGCTCGTCGGGAGTGGGGGTCCGTGTGGCGAGCCAGGATCTCGGAGTGTCAATCTATGAGCCATCGAAGGAACGGCGGAACGAACGAAATGGCGAGGCATCCGACGACGTATCCGATGGAGAAGTCAATCCAGTCCATCGAAGCGTCAATCGAAGAACGGGTAGTCGTCGGGCTGGTTGGTCCGCTCGAACATCTCGACAATCAGGAGCCCGATGGACGCCGAGAACACCGCAATCAGGATGCCGAACACGATGATCAGGGGATTCATGCCGCCGCCTTCCATTCCGCAAGCAGGGCCTCGTACGTCCACATCGCCCGTTGATACAGATGCCAGTCGGCGGTGCTTCGGACGCGGTTGCGGGCGTGGAGCGCGGTCCACCGTTCCCATTCGATCCGCGCCGCATCGAGCCGTTCTTGGATCGTCATGCCGGTACCTTTCCAAACATGTCCAAATCGCCTTCCGCGTCGTATCCGATCAACGCCTCTTCCCAGTCGGGACCGGGATCGAACGGCGGCGGCGGTGCATCGTCTATCCGGGGATCGGTGTACGGCACGTATCGGTATCGGGGACGGTGCTCCATCACGGCATCGCCGTCGGAGAGGAAGCGGTCTTTGTCCATGCCGAGCAGATCGCGGATGTCGGTGTTGTCGCTCATGCTGCTTCCTTCCATTCGCACGCTCGGCAAACGAGCCAGATGATGAACGCGCAGTCGATGCGGGAGCCGCAGTATTTACAAAAGCATCCGCACATCAGCTTGCCTTCCTCCGGTGGATGAAGTCGGACGCCTGGGGCGCTCGCCATTCCTGCCGCTGCCACAACGCGAACGCCTCACGGGGGATGGAGAAGTTGCGACCGATCCGCATTCCGGGAAGCTCGCCCGCGAGGATGGCCTTGCGGATGGTGCGCGGGTTCCGCTTGAGCGCACGAGCAACCTCGTCCACGGTCAGCGGTTCGGGATAGGGGTCGGGGATGCGGGTCATGCAGCTACCTCCTTTGCGGAAAGGACGGTCAACAGTTGAGCGCCGATGAAATTCGTGTAGGCAGGCGGGATTGCTTGGCTCAGTTCGTCGCGGGTCATCCAGTCGATGCCCATAGCGAGCCGTGCTGCTGCCACGTCGGAGAAATGCCCGGCGACGCTGATCCATCCGTCCGCGCTTGCACCGCGCCCGGCCCGTCCGGTGCGTCCGGCATGCGGCAGGTGGGGCGGCTGCATCAGCAGTTGACTCGACTCGAACAGGCGATGCCTATGCACCTTGAGTCCGAACATAGAGCCGCACAGTTCGATCGTCGTGTTCAGCGGGGCGCCGGGCACGTTCTCGATCACCCACGGCAGCCCGGCGGCATCGAGCACATCCCGCGTGGCGGCAACAAGGTCCGGGTGTTCTGCTCCGGGCCTGCACACCGTCATGGCGCTGTACTTCTGGCAAGGTGGCGAGGCGTGGATCGCGTCGAACTCGTGCCCGTGCTCGCGGATGTAGTCCAGCGCGTCGGCCTGCACGAAGGCATCCCCGACGTAGCGCGGCTGCGGCTTGATGTCGACGCCCGTGACGTGGAATCCGGCCATCTGGTAGCCGCGTGTCGCGCCACCCGCGCCGCAATAGGCGTCAAGCAGGCGGGGCTTGGTCACGCGGCCACCGGCGCTTTCTCGGCGAGCGCCGCCGTCAGCAGATCGCGCACGAGTTCGCTCAGCGAGACGCCGCGCCGTGCGGCCTCCTGCCTCAGTGCGAACACGAGCCCGACCGTCAGCACGTACGAGGCCGTGGTCGGGGTGTCCTCCATCCGTTCGGTCATCGCGTCCTCCTGTGCTCTGTTCATTCAACGCACGAGCATAGTACAGGACTCGCACTAGGATGTCAATAGGTATGAACGGTGTTATCGTGCTGTGCGTGAATCGCACACTTGGGCACTACATCAAAGAGCGGCGGGAAGTCCTCGGCTTGACGCAGACCGAGTTAGCCGAGCGTGCCGACGTTCCGCGCACGACGGTCAACCGTGTCGAGACGGGCACAACGAAGCTGCCGTCGCCGGACATCCGGCGACGGCTAGCCCGTGCATTGAGCGTGCCTCATCTGGATTTGTTGATTGCTGCCGGGGAGTTGAGCGGCGATGACATCAGGTCGGCCGGCGTCGTCGCCGTGGAGGTTATCGAGCCAGTCCGCGCCGAGCTGTTAGGAAAGCTGGAACTGGTTCGACTCAACGACGAGACGCGCGTCAACACCCTGCGCATCGTCTTGGATGGTTGGCTGCGACTCGACCGGGAGGCCGAGCACCCGACGAAAGATTTCCTCATTGACGCCGACGACAGCGGGGCCGGTTCCCTCGATCGCAATCTCGTTCCTGATTAGCCACAGCACTTTCTCGCCGCTGATGATGACGGACACCTCGGCATTCGCCTCGATGCCGTCGACCGTTCCGATAAACACGCCAACCATCCGCCGAGCGGTTGCCACCGGAAAACCTCCATTGTGTCGGGGAAAACAGTGCATGTGTCGGGAATATTCCCACACGACACCATAGGACACAAGGTCTATGTCCTTACTCCTACAGACGATCTGAGCGGAGCAAAACGCGACATGGTTTTCGCTACTTCGAAAGTAGCGAGATTTCACCCGAGGGGTAGCGCATGCCCAAACCGAAAGCCATCCCCGCCGCCATCGGACTCATCCGCACGCGCACCCGTGCGGACGGCACGACGGCCTACCGCGCCGCGTACGACCACAAAGGCGACGATGGGCTATGGCGACAGGTATCGCGCACCTTCGATAGCGTAGAGGCCGCCCAGGACTTCCTGGCTGGCATTGCCAAAGCCAAGCGCGACGGGCGCTACCGCGGTCCCGCCACGATCACCGTCTCGCAGCTCATCGCGGAGTACATCGACCGGGCCGGCGCATCGGGGCGGCTGACCGAACGGAGCGTCCTGACCTACCGGCAACGCGCCGCCGCCATGATCGCGCCCACCATCGGCACGCGGAAGCTCGAGAGCGTGACGCCGCTCGAAGTCCAGCGCTGGATCGACGGGCTCGTGCGGCAGGGGTTCGCCGCGACGACGATCCACCCCGCCATCGCCGTCCTGATGGGCGCGTTGCGCGAAGCCGCCCTGCTCGGCATCACCGACCGGCACCTGGGGCAGGGGATCCGCCGCCCGAGCATCGACCGCACCCCGAAGGCAACGTGGTCGACCGATGAGGTCCGCCGCGTCCTCGCCGCCACCGCCGACGATCCGATCTACGGCGCGTTGTATCTGGTCGCCGCCGTCACGGGCATGCGGCCCGGCGAACTCAAGGCGCTCAAGTGGGCCGACGTGAATCTCGACACCGGCTTGATCCTAGTCAGGCGCACGATCACCAAAGACGTGTCCGGCGCCGAGGTCATCGCGGATCGGACCAAGGGCAAGCGCACGCGGGTGAACGCGATCACGCCGCCGGTGGTGGAGAAGCTGAAATGGCACAAGGCGAAGCAGAACGAACGGCGGTTGATGTCGGAGCGGTGGCACGATCTCGATCTGGTCTTTGATCGGGGCGATGGCAAGTGGATCGTGCAGAGTACGTGGCTCAAATGGCAGCGGGCGTTATCCGAGCGGATCGGCGTGCCGACGATCACGGCCCACGGGCTCAGGCATTCAAGCGCGTCTGCCGAGTTGGAAACCGGGACGCACCCGCGTGTGGTCGCGGATCGGCTCGGGCACAGCAAAATATCTATGACCTTAGATCAGTATTCACACGTAAGTCCGCAACTCCAGCGGAGCGCGGCGAATGCGTTGAGCGACCTGCTGTTCCGGGACGAGGATGCGGGCTAGGCGGGCAGAGCGAATGCGTGATCGTAGGCATCCCGCACGGCGCGGGCATCGGCTAGTGCGTTGTGCGGGGTCGCGGATTCAACGTTTGGGATGGCGTCTTGCTGCATGTCGTTGATGTGCATGGGCCAGCCTTCGGGCCAGTCCTCAAACTCGCCCATCAGCATCGACAACACGACGTAATCAAACGCGCTGTAATCGCCCCAAAACTCCGGCGTGTCGTCCCCAATGAAGTCCCGAATCTTGGGTCCGATTTTCGATACGTAGTCCGTCGCCGTGTCCCCGATAACCGGAAGCACATGCTCTCTGACGAATGGCGACAAACTGTAGCTACGGATCGTGTTGGCGACGGCGTAGAACTCGCGCCCGTCCTCGGCAACAATGCCGATGCTCAGGGGGCGAATCTGGCCAGACTGGGGATGCCAGTTGTATTCGGTGTCGATGAAGTACCGCTTGGCACGGTTTGGATTCTCGATCATTGGGTCCTCCTTGTCGCCCGGACTCTAGCACACCGGCGCGGCAGGATAGGGCAGGGAACGCGGCAGGAACCGTGTCGTCTCCTGTCGTACCCTGTAGACTCCTGTAGAACCCAAATAAGCCCAGAAGAGACAAAACCCGCGAATGGTATCTGCGTATCGCGGTTCCGCAAATGTGCCGGAGTTCCGGGCGATTCGTCCTGTTTCGGCGGCGGCGTGGCAGGAAAGAGGGCAGAAAACCCGTTCCGATGGCCGATTTTGGCAGGTCGTGTTGTCGTAGTCGGATGCGCCCGGAACTGCATCGGCTGCCGCCATAAACGTTCCGGGCGCGGCACCGGACGGACTCACGTACGCTTACCGCCGGTGGGGCGATTCTACTACGGCGTCGGATGCGGCGGAACCCATCCGACATCGCCGGGCTTCATGTCGGGGCCGCCGGCGGCTGCGGATCTCCGAGCGTCGTACTGCCCCTCGACGCCGGCCCGGAAGCCCAACGCCCCAAGCCCGGCAAGCAGTCCGGTCAGGATCGAGTAGACCAGGATGTCCCGGTCGCTGATGTCGCCCACGACCTGCGCCGAGTCGTCGATCAGCGAACTGAACCCAAGGTACGCGGTGATCGTGGCGACCGCCGTGGTGCAGATGAAGTTGTAGAACCCGCGCAGGATGGCGGTGCCGAGCGTTGATCCACGGTCCATGTGTTACCTCCGTAATCCGAACAGCCAGAACAGCGCGCAGATGATGAACACGACGGCCGCTACCGCGATGAGCGTGCCGTTGCTGACGACGAGTGCCGGGGCGAAGAACATGACCGACTCCTTTCGTTAGAAGATCAAAACCAACAGGAGAATGATGAGGATGAGCACGACGAATCCGCTGCCGATGACCACGGCGTTACCCTCCTGCCGACGTGCGAGCCGGCGCGACCGACCGAATCCAGAAGATCGTGATTGGCGACGGCGCACCCGGCGTTGGCGGCTGCCCGTTGACGATGTACCGCACCTCGATCGGCGGCGTGCCGTTCGTGGTGTTGCCGATGAACGCGGGTGTGATGTTGGTGACGGTGACCATGTGACTTCCTACGTTCTGAACGTCACCCGTGGTGACAGCTTCGACGCGCTCACGAAATGGCCGTCCGTGGTCAAGACGAACCCCGTGCTCGTCTGGTATTCCCCGAACACCTTTTCGCGCACCTTGACCTTCGGGCCGCTGTTCTTCCCCTCCTTGCCGTCCGGCTTGGAGAGCCGCCGCGTGTTCGCCGTCGCCACGAAGTTCCGGCGAAGCGCCTTGTACGCCACGTCGCCGTCTTTGTTGTCGGTCGGGTGGCGTTCTTTCAGCGCGTCCGCGAACCACTCGGGCAGATCGGCCGGCGCGTAGACCGGCGGCTTCGGCACCGTGCCGCCCGCCTGGTACTGCTTGAGGACGCCCGCAACCCGTTGGATCAGCGCGGACGTTTCTCCCATCACCTGCGGGCCCGGGCAGACCTTCCCCGTGCCGATCGTGTACTCCTGGTGCCACCGCACGAAGCTGAATCCGTCGCCGGGGATGTTGGGGAATTCGTGCCACGGGATCTTCGCTTGGTCCGCCCAATACGCCGTTAGCCCGACGATGGACTGCCGCGCCTTTTCGGAAAGCGGCGTGTCGTAGTTGCCGCTGATCTCGATGCTGACCTGATCGCGGTTGACGGCGTCGATCCCGTACTTGTCGACGAACGCGGCGCCGTCGCCGTACGGGGCGCTCACCGGTCCGCTGGCCCATCCCGACTGGTGCCCGAGCGGATTGTTCCAGCGCAGGATTTCGCCGTCGTGGGCATCGCCGTCCGTTGCCTGCACGCCCACGCCGTAATCGGTCAATGCCTGGACGGGTCCGCGAAAGTAGCTGTCGGTGCCCCACAACGTCCCGAGAATGCGATGCCACACGACGCCCTTGACGGTGCGCTGCCCGAGGTTGTTCTGGCCCGCCCCCTCCGGCTTCTGGATCGGACGGTCGAGGAAGGGCGGATGCGGGACTTTGCCGTAGACGAGGTCTGCCACTGGTGTCTCCTTCGGGGTCACGCCCCATTGATCGAATAGGCGTTCGATGGTGGCGACATAGGCCGCCTCGTCGTTGTTGTCGGAGCCGGGAGCGTAGACGTGAACTAGATCTTCTAAAGATTGAGTTCGCGCATAGATGCCGCCGCCGTAGGTGGAATCGGTAATGCGCTTGTGCCAGGCCGCAATGCCGTACTCCAGAGCATCGAATTTCATGTAATCGCCCGGCACGCGGGTGCCGTCTGATTTGAGCGGAGGGCGCAGGTTCAGCGGGTTGTTGTTTTCTGGCCGGTTCAGGTTGAAGTCGGTGCCGTAGGACGATTCGGCTTTGAGCATGGCGAGCGCCAGCGCCGAATGCGGTTTCGCCGCCTCCCACGCCGCCGAGCCCGCGAGCTTGCCGGGGCCGCCGGCGTCGAGGATCGTCTCCTGCCACCGCTCATAACTCACGTCGCCAAAATCCCGCCAGTTCGTCACTCCGCTTCGGCCCTTCCGCTTGTCAACGGGTCCACCCACACGCATAAATCTCCGGGCATTGCGGCGGGACACTCGGACAACGGTTGCGGGGTGTTGGTCGGCAGCGGATCGCGTCGGCACGTTTGTCCGGGCTCCGGGTTCGCTCGGCTGCAGTCGTCGGCGTGCAGGTCCATCGTCGGCGCGTCGGTCGGCTTGATCGTGGGCAGCGCTGTCGGCGTGGCGGTTGCCTCGTGCAGCGTGACGTCGACGTTGACCTCCATCGTGCCCTGCGCATTCGGCGCCGCGATCACCGGCGGGGGGAAGGGTTCGGTTGCGGTCGAGACGAGCATTCCGATCAGCAAGCCAACGGTGCCGATGATGGCGCCTACCGAAACAAGGATGACGGCGAGGGCGTGATGCCCGCGGACCTCTGCCCGTTGCTCCTGGCCCCGCTCAATGCGTCTGACGGACATCTGCTGCCTCACTGGTCAGACCAGTCATACCAGCCAATCGTAGCACTACGTCACCACTACCGCGTAGACCATCAGCCCGAGAACGATCACCAGCAGGAACACGCCGACCAGGCAGTTCTCTTTGTCCCACCGGCTCACCGAACGCGCACCAACGGCCAGCCGTAGAAGCCACAGAACCAGACGAGCGCCACCCAGACGACCTTACCGATCACACTGGCCATCCCGATTGCTCCTGAGTACCGAGATCAACATGCCGATCCCGGCCAACGTCACCGCGACGTGGACGAGCGAACCCGCGTACGTGACCGGAGCCTCTGTTAGATTCCGGTACGTCAGCCGGATGTAGACGAAACCCACCGTGATGAGGAACGCCCCAGCCCACGGCAGCGGGGGACGGCATTGGCAGATGGCGACGGCTACGATTACCGCCAGGATGATGATGACGTTTGCCATCGAGAGCCACGTCATAAACTCCGTCGCACCGTCGAGGTTCCGTATCCGCTCCAGCATGGCATCACCGCGAATCCCCGAACCGGCGTCCGGGCCAGATGCCGCGCCGCTCGGGTCCGTCGTAGATCACCACGTCCTCCGCGCCGTGCGCCCCGGTGATCCGCGCCGCGCCGTCCTCGAGCCCGAAGATGTAGCGCCGGACCATCAGGATGTCCATGTGGAACGTGACCAGGAACATCAGGACGAACAAGACGAGGTTGATGAGCGATACCCCGGACTCCATCGGTCGGTAAAAATACGCAACCGTCCCCCAGAAAATCGTCTTGATCGCCATGAATCGGAACATCCCTGCCTCGCTCGGTCGCCACCGCTGGCGCTGAATCCACATGATCCCGGTGATCGCGACGTGCGTGACGGCCATCCCGATCAGCAGCGACCAGATGCCGTATCCGATCAGACGACCGTGCCCGTCGAAGTCGACCCGCCGGTCGGGGTGGATGACGATAACGGCCACGACGAACGCAAGGGCAAGGGAAACGAAGGCAAGGTTGAGGCGTGGAGAGGTCATGGAGCCTGCCGTTTCGTGCGTGTGCCGAGCGGAGCCGTGGGCATCGGCCCGAGGATCGGGTTCGGCGCTTGTTCCATCCGCTGAATGATCAGGTCGAGCGTGCGTTGGATGCGCGGCAGCTCGCCCCGTGCCCGTCGCGATTCGTTCAGGGCCGTCTCCGCGACGTCAATGATCCGATCCAGTTTGTCCACCACCTTCTGATCGGATTCGTCGAGGATGGGCGGCACGTCGGATGCGGGCCAGGCCGGGTCCGGTTCCGTTGGTTCCTGCTGCGATGCGATCCGCCGCATTGCGAAGCTGGGAAATCTCATCGTGAAGGGCTCGATTCTCCGCGTCTCGGAGCACGAGCGCGGCTTCGACCTGAGCGGCCTTGTCGTCGATGATGGCCTGTAAGGCAGCAGCACGGTCGCGGATGCGGTCGGCCTCGACCTGGGTGGCGGCAATGCGGTCGTCGCACTCCTTGATAACGCGGTCGATCTCGGATTGACGGGGAGAGTCGTAGAGCCGCTTGGCAAGCCAGCCGATAGCGGCCAGTAAGGCAGCGGCACTGATTCCTCCGATCGTATTCTGGTCAGCCACATCGGTCCGCACCCCCGCGCATCAGGTGTTCTCGACTATCAGGTAGTGCCACTGCTTCGCGTTCAGGTTCGTGTAGGCGGCGTTGGAGACGATCACCCACTGCGTTCCGCTGGAGCGCAGCGCCCGGACCTTGCCGTCGTCGAGCAGCGCGTCGGCGTCGTCCGGCGTCAGCCACACGCCGTAGGACTGCGAGCCCCGGTCGATCCCGAAGAACGTCACCGTCGCCTGCGTCCCGGCCCCCGGCGTGCCCGCCGGGTCGAGGACGATGACCCCGGACGTGTTGTTCCCCGAGATGGTCGCGGTCCCGCCGATCCCCAACCCCGTCGTGTTGACCGCGTTCGGAGAAATCGACGGCGCGCTCCCGTCCGTGATGATCCGGCCGGCGATCTGGTGCGTGTCGGTGCTCTGGTTGCCGAGCAGCGTGGCCCCGGTGGTGGTGATGCCGTCCAGCGTGACCGTTCCGGTGAAGGTCGGACTCGCGGTAAGCGCAACCGGCACCCAGGCGTACGTCGTGTTGTCGGCCAGCCCACGCGCCACGTAGAGCACGCCGATGGACCCGGCGGGGCGCACGTAGCGAAGCTGCCCGTCCATCTCGTGCGTCGGCGTGCTCGGACCGAGCCCGACGAGCCTCTTAAGTTGGAGCCAAGGGGCCTTCATCTACTTGAGAACTTTCAACCGGCTCGCCCGGATCGCGGTCCCGGCCACGACCGGGTTGACGCGCTCGATCAAACCCAGCGCCCGCTTGAGCGTGATGATGCACTTGGCGCCGCTCGGATCACCGAGGATGTCTTGGTCGTACACGTCCACAACCGTGAGCCCCGACTTCTCCAGCAACGCCTCTTGCAGACGGTCCCCCCCCTGCTTCTTGGCGTCGGTGAACTGGTGGAACCGCTCGGTCTGGAGGCGGATGGCGAGCATCGTGTTTCCCTGGTGGATCAGGAAGTCGACCACGGCCGAACCGACCGCGCGCACGTACCCGCCGATCTCCGCCGACTGGTACTCGAAGTAGGGGTAGAGCCCGAAGAAGGGCGGCTTCCTGGGGTCGGCCCGCTCGTCGAAGATCTTGTAGAGGCCCCAGTAGCACCACCACTCGGTTGCGGAGGTCTGCCCGCCAACGAAGCCGGGCGGAGGATCGCCGGGACCACCGACGTGCTGCTCGATCACGCGCAAGCGGCGAGGGCCGGTCGGTTTGATCGCCGGTCCCCGCAGCGTGGCCGGGCGGGCGAGCGGCTTCATCGGCTGCAAGCGATCCGTCATGGCACATCGCTCACGCCGAGTTGCTGCGTTATCTCGAGCAACGCGATCTGGAACGCGGCACCCGGATCGCGTCCGCCCTGCACGACCCCGGACTGCCCGGTGACGATCGAGCGGTACGTTTTGTCCCCGTACCGGATGGAGAAGAAGCGATCCAATGTCCTGATCTCGATGAGGTTGTCCACCTGCTCCGCCGCGCTCACCCCCATAAACTCCGCCCCGCAGTCGATGTCCGCCGTCCACGCCGCACCCGGGTTCATCCGCTTGTGGAAGCTGAACACCGACGATTCGATCACGGCACTGGTCTCCTGCGTGTAGGGGTTGGGGATCTCGTCCGTGATCTCGAAGCGCAGTTCGATGCTCTCGAAGTCGAGCCCGATGCGGAACCCGTTGGGGTCGATCGGGCCGAACAGCAGGCGATGGACGCCCGCCACCGCGATGTCGTCGCCGAGTTGCGTCCATGCCGTGTCCGTGTCGACCCGGTACTTGACGCGGACGGTTTCGTAGCCCTCCGCCAGCGAGCGAATCGTCAGTTCCACGCCCTGCGCGATCTTGCGGTAGCCGCGCATGTTGGCGTCGAAGCGCCCGGTTTCCAGGTAGTAGGTCGGGGTGTAATGGGTGCCGTCGTAGACGGTGAAGTCGCCCAAGATAATGTCGCCGCCGGCGGCGATCGACTCGCGCGGGTTGGTGAAACTCTCCGGGAGTTCCTGCGTGTAGAGGTCCCCGCCGCCGTCCAGTCCCCAGTGCAGGTTGTAGTCGTCGCCCGCCGCCGAGACGGCCATGCTGCGCGGGCCGTCCGCGTCGGATCCGGTGTAGATGCAATGCCAGCCGAACCCGCTCCACTCGTGGACGCTGTGGTACGTCACGCCGCCGGTCGTCTGGCCTTTGACGAGGGCGTAGAGCGCGTTCTGGCCCGCGACGAGGCTTCGGATGTAGCCGCCGGACTGGTAGGCGTAGGGCAGGCCGTCGTCGCGCGAGAGCCCCATCTGGGCGGGTCGCAAGACTTCGCCGTTGAACGCCATGATGTCCATGCCGCTCGCGACGTACAGCTCGCCGCGCCACACGGCGCTCGCGTAGCCGAAGCGGGGATGCACGCTCTCGAAGTCGGGGATCCTATACAGCCGTGGGGTGTCCGGGTCGAACGCCCACACGTTCTCCTGGGTGATGAGGAACGGGACCGGGTTGCCCTGGCGGTCGTAGAACGGGAGCATGTTCGCCACCCGCAGCCCGGCGTCGAGTTTCACGTTGTTCCCGCCGAGGGTGTAGGCGGTGAAGGTCGTCGTGTTCGCCGCGGTCGTCGCGTAGTACATCGTGCCGTCTTTGCCGACCCCGATGAGCAGGTCGTTCCAGAGCAGGAACGCGCGGAGGTCGGGCGTGGCGTTGTTGGTCAGCGTGTTCGTGGCGGGGTTGAACGTGGCGTAGCCGCTCGCGCTCATCGGCACGTAGAAGCGCTGGATGGTCGCCGTCCCGGAGAAGGTCACGCCGCGCCCGAACGCCCCGGCGGTCAGCGCTCCCCGGCTGGTGGTGTCCTGGTAGAGCGTGGCCCCGCTCGATGCCATCCGGTACACCGCGTCGTCGTACTGGAGGTCGCCCAAGAGGCGCACGCTGCCGCTGCCGATGAAGCCCTTGTAGATCTTGAACGGCTTGCTCATCTGGAACGGATGGCGGGTGTACATGGTGCCGAAGCGGTAGCGGGTGTCGTCGACCCCTTCCTTGAGATCCGCGATCCCGTGCCCGCCGGTGAAGTCGCCCACGATCCAGGCGGAGAGCGTATCGTTGGAGTCCTTGTCGTACGGGCCGATCGTGATCTTGCCGGCGAAGCGGTCCACGGCCTGCTGCCGCAGATCGCCGAGCAACTTGAACCGCCGCTGCCGGAACAGGTGGACCGGGCTGTTGTCCGCGTGGGCTGCGGCCGTGGTGCTCTCCGCCGCCCGCTCCACCGCGATGCTGTTCCCGGTGATCGTGGTGATGTCCATCAGCTCGTCGTCGATCAGGAGCACGTCGGACTCGTCGATCTCGCTGGCGTCGTCCACCACCACGGTGTCGGTCCCGCCGGAGGAGAGCAACGCCCCGTTGAGTTGGGTGACGGACTCCTTGAACCAACACGCGATAAGTTCAAGGGCGCCTGGTTGAACTTCGTGTGCCATTACGCCGCTCTCACTTTGGCGCTACTCGGGCCGCGCGCCGTGACGATGCCGACGCGGTAGCGCTCCATCTCGTCCTTGAAGATGTTGACCCGGATGCTGTGTTCCTCGTTGCGCACCGCGCCGGCGGCAAGGTGGTAGGCCGCGTGGGCGATGATCCACTCCGGGCGGATCGAGCAGGTATCGGAGTCGGCGTCCAGGGTCGGGTGCCGCCCAAGGCCGAACACCCGCAGATACATCGCGTTGACGCCCCAGGCCCGTCCGCCGTAGAGCCGCAGTTGCCCCGCCGCCCGGTCGGACCACCAGCCATCGCCGCCGTAGTGGTTCGCCTTCGGCACCGGATACCAGAGGCCGCTTCCGTCCTGCGCCTCGAGCGATTCGATCTCCGCGAAGTCGGCGGGGATGCTCACCTCGCCGGTGCTGGCGTCGAAGCTGGCCGCGATGTCGGACGTGAGGTGCACGGCGGCGGTCGGCCACGCCGCGAGGATCGCGTTGTTGATCGCGCGGTCGTATTGTTCCGCGGTGAATCCGCGAGACTTCGCGTTGAAGGCGTCGGCGGTATCGCCCGTTGCGGTGTTCGCCGGAAGCACCGGCAGCGAGAGCGAGAGCGTTCCGGTCACGCTCGTGTCGGTCACGCGCCGCCGCTGCCCGGTGTTGATCCCGGACGTGAACACGAGGTCGCGCCCGTTGAAATGATCGGTGGCGCTGTTGACGTGGTAGGTGTCGACGAACGTGAGCGTGCCCCCGGCGGCGGTCGCCACCAGCGGAACGTAGTCGTCGAACCGCTCGGCCAGTTGCCGCCGCAGCTCGGCGCGGGGGATGCCGCCGAGCGCGTTGACCGCGCCGAGCGTGGGTGCGGTCGTGATCGTGAGCGTGCCGGAATCGAGCGTCTTGACCAGACCGTTGAGGTCGACGTGCTCGATCTCGTAGTAGTAGGTCCATCCGGCGGTGAGCGCCGAGGTGATCGCGTTGGTGACGTGGTTGTAGAGGATGCCGTCCTCGGGGTCGGCCGTCGTCAACGTCTCCGGGTCGGTCAAACTCAGTCCGCTCTCGACCCCGGCGATCCACGAATGGGTGTAGAGCGCATCCGCGTCCGCGTCGTCGGAATCGGCAAACAGCCGCCAGTAGACGGACGATCCCGAAAGGTCGAACGCACCGCGCTGGTCCGCGAACGTGTGAACGATGATCTCGTCGTTGCCCTGTTTGATGGCGTAGGTTGCCATGCTATTTCCTCACCGCGGAACTGACCGCGACCGCCGGTTCCGGCAGCTCGGATTCCACCGTCGCCCCCCGATGGGATGCGACCGAACTGACCACGATGCGCGGGCGTCCCGCGCTGATGACGACGACCGTGCGCTGCTTCGGGTTGACCTGGCCGAAGTACGCCCGCGCATCGGCCGTGGACACCGGGGCCGGGATGGTCGAGAAGATCACGAAGGACGGCGCGGATGCCGACCCGCTCGCGCTCGCTGCCCCGGTCGTTTGATCGTGCGTGTAGGCGACGGACGGGATTCCCGCCGCGCCGGTGGCCGTTGCCGCGCCAGGTTGGGCGGTGCTCACCACCGAACTGTTCGGCGCCGGCGCGGTCGCTGCGGCCGTTGATGCCGGGACGGCAAGCAGCGTCGTCACGCCAAGGATGGACGGAGTTCGTGCTTGCGCCGTGGCCGTAGCCTCCGGGATCGCCAGCGTGGTTGTCGGGATCGGGACCGGCGCCGTGCCGGTGGCGGTTGCCGCCGCCGGGCTGACGCCGCGAGAGAGTGACGGGACGAGCGCGTCCGCGGATGCCGTGCTCGTCGTCGGCGTCAGGATGATGCGGATGCCAGGGATGTTCCCCTGTCCGATCGCCCACGCGGACAGGACCAGCGGAACGAGCTGGATCGGGGCGGGAACGATGACCACGTAGTCGTTCGTGAGTGTGGTGGCGAACGCCGCGCCCGCGGCCGTCGATACCGGGACCTGAAGCGGGATGTTCGGGATCGGAGCCGCCGCGGTCGCCGCTGCCACGTCGGGCGTGACCGTCGCGGAGCTGATGCCGACCGGGGTGGGCTGCGCGCCGTCACCAGTAGCGGTCGCCGCATTCGGCAGGATCGCAACGACGACGGTCGGGGTGGCGGTATTCGCCGTTGCCGTGGAGACCGGCGGGGTGAGTGCGACAACGACCTCGACATCGGGCATCTCGGCGGTGGCGTACGCCAGCTCCAGCCCGATGAGTTGGGTGATGGCCGGAGCCAGCGCGGCAGCCGTGGCGGTCACGGTGATCGGCGCGATCTCTCGCGTGTTGTCGATGGCCAGCGCTGTTCCCGTGGCCGTGGCAACCGGGACAACGCTCGGACCCGTTGCCGCCCATGGCCCCGTCCCGTCCGGCTCGACATCGCCGTAGACGCTGCCGGAGTAGGTGCCGACCATCCGCATCGTCGCGGTCGCCACCTCGGCAACGACCACGGTGGGGAGCGCGAAGAAGGCGTACGACTCGGCGGTGGCGGTGGCGACGGGCGGAGACACCGTGCTGCCCGCGCCCATCGTCGGAACCGGAGCGGACGCAGAGGCCGTGGACGCCCCGGGGGAGACGGTACTGCTAGCAAACGGCGTCGGGGCAAGCGCCGCCGATGTTGCCTGCGCGATGGTCCCGCCGATGGTGACGACGGCCGCTCCGTTGGTTCCGGTGAGTGCGCGGTGCGGGCTGGTGCGCCGGGCGAACTCGAACGTCCGCGCGGTGGCGTTGGTCCCGATGGCCCGGAGCGGCTGACCTCGGCGGGCGTAGTCGAAGCCCCACGACCCGACCGAATCGGTGGTAGCCGACGTACTCGGGGTCGGAGCTGCGCCCGTCGCGGTGGCGGTGGTCAGGACAAGGAGCGATGTAATGACGAGGCTGGGAGCCGGAGCCGTGGCGGATGCGGTGGACTGGTCAGGTGCGACGGAACTGCTTGCCAGCGGCGTCGGCAGCGCGGTGTTCGCCGTGGCGGTGGCGAGGGTGGCGGAAACGGTGGTGAACGTCCCCGCCACCGGGGCCGGGGCATCCGCTGTCGCGGTGGCGGCCGGCGGCTCGAGCAGCAGCAGCGTGGTCGGGACGGACGCGCTCGCCGTTGCGGTGGAGGCCCCTGGCGTGGCGGTGCTGTCGAGCGAGAGGCTGGTGCGCTTGGTCAGCGGGCCCGGTGCGCCTGCCCTCGGGTAGTCGAAGCCCCACGATCCCGCCGGGTTGGCGAGTGCGCGGAACGGTGTGCCCCGGCGCTGGAACGAGAACTGATTGACGGACGGGATCTCAAGGACCGGAGCGTTGGCCGCGCTCGTCGCCGTCGACGAACTGGGTGCAATGGTGGTCAGCGTCGTGATCGTGGTGGAGAACTCGACCCATCCGGGGTTCGTGGTGACGGCAGTACTGGCCTGGGCGAGGTCGGTCCCGCCGGTTGCCCCGAAATAGAGCGTGCCGGACATCGAGACGCTGGACGTGTTGACCGCCTGATAGCCGACCTCGACCACGATCCGGTCGCCGGCTAATGCGCTGACGTTGTTGGCGAGGCTCTTGGTCCCCTCGCCGCGTCCGGTGGCGGTCGTGGTCCACTCGGTTGCGCCGATGCTGTTGTTGAGTAGCGTGCCACGTACGGTGTCGGAGTCGCCGGTCGTGACGTAGATGTGGACGTGGTAGAAGCCGTTGAGGTTGTTGCTCGACTCGGTGACGCCCGCGACCCATTGCACCGTGTCGCTGGTCGTGAAACTGGTTGCGGCGATCGGATCGGACACGAACCGAACAAGCAGCACGTCCCACGAGTTCGTGGTGCTCGTTTCCGCTACGGTGTTGAGGTTGCTCGCGCCCGCCTTGGTGACGCCGAGCTTGGAGGAGACGGCGTTCCCGGTCGCGTCCCACGACCCCCGGTACGTCGCGGGCTGGTACGGCGCGGTGGCGTTCTGGAGATAGAACCGTGTAGCCACGGCCCTAGCTCACAGCAAACGTGTCGAAGGCTGCGATCCCGGTTCCGTTGGCGGATCGGTTCGTGAGGCGGACGGTGACGACGCCCTTACTGGTGGGGGTGAACGGGCCGATGCTGATGGATTCGTAGGCGGACGCGCTCGCGTTGGTCGCGTCCACGCTTGCGTCCGCAACCCCAGCCTGACCGCCGTTGACGATCTTCATTTGGGGATAGTTCGTGCCGGTATAGCCGCTGGTCTTGGTCTTGATCGTGAAGGTCTGGGCCACGGCATCCACGGGCACGTCGAAGTCGTGATCACCCATCCCGACCAGTTCGATATAGCCGGTGCCCGAGTCCGCTCCCACCGTGGTTCCGGGGCTGATGGCGAAGTCGTGCCGTTCCAGCATCCCCGCCGCCGCGTTGGCGCTTGCCCCGCCGGAGGGACGCGGGCGGTTGAGGAAGTCGACGGTCTGCGCCGAGATGTTGCCGCCGGTGCCGACGCCGAGCAAGTTGCTCCCCGACCACGGGGTAAAGAACGGTCGGCCCTGCTGTCCGAACGCCCACGACTGGCCGAAGTCGAACGCCATGTGCCGCACGATGGCCGCGCCCGCATAGGTGGTCGAGTTCCCGCCGCTGGTGACGTTGGCGCTCACCGCCGACGTGGAGAGGATCGTGTTGTAGTCCTCACGCACCAGTTGCCCAGCCGTGCCCGCGCTGATCGGGGCGGTGTTCTGCGGTACGACGATGAAGCAATGCTCGATGTCGGAGGCGACCGTCGTGCTGTGCGCGTTGGTCGCGGTGTTGAACGCGGCCTGATAGAACGTGCAATACGAAATCTTGATCCCACCCGGCTTGAAGGTGTTGGCCGATCCGTTGACCTGGACGGTGGGCGCGCAGCCCATAAAGAGGCAGTTGGTAAAGACGATCTGTTCATCCCAGTCCGCCCCGGAGGCGAACTGGACAATCGACATCCAGACCGCCGCCTCCCCCACGCCAAAGAAGGCGCAGCGGTCGAACGTCCAGACGCTCGCTTCCTGTGCGCCGTTGGCGAGGAAGACCTGATTCGTGTTCGATCCGCCCGTGGCGCCGCTCTGGAAAAAGCAGTTCTTGAACGTGATGTTCTTGGAGTGCGATGCCCCAGCCGATGCGGAGCTGGTCACGCACCGCCCGTTGGCGAGGTTTCCGCCGACGAACCAGATATTCTGGAACGTGAGGAAGTCGCGGGTGTTGAGGTTGCACAGCGAACTCGTCGACGGGGTGGTCGTGTCGTTGGTCGTGTAGGCAGACCACTTGACCTCCCCGGCATCCCCGGTTTGCGCCCCGTCCATGTCCCCGATGATCTTGGTTTCGACCGTCGCGCTCGTCATGCCGATGGAAACGACCTCGCGGTAGGTTCCCGCGCCGACGTAGACCGTATCTCCAGATGAGATCCCGCTGACCGAATAGGTGCCCGCGCCGGAGGGCGCCGTGCCGGACCAGGATCCCACCGTGAACACCGTGGTCGTATTGGACGTGACCGTGCCAATCGAGCCAGCCCCGGTGCCCGTCAGGATCGTGAGCACCGCGCCGACCCACTGGTTCGTGGTGAGTCCGCTCGTGGTGAGCGTGGTGGCGGAGCCGGCGCTGCTGCTTCCCGTCTGCCCGAGCACCTTGGTTAGCGTGGCCCAGGCGGTACCCGCGCTGGTTCCAGCCGCGGCGTCGCTGCCCGTTTTGCGTACGTAGTAGGTCGCCACCGATCAGCCTCCTAGGGGGTGCTCACGGCGACCCATGCGCCCGAGATGCGAACGTATAAGGTCGTGTTCGCCGCGCCGTCCGTGCGCAGGTAGATGCTGCCGTTGGCGTCGGACGCGCTCGGTGCCCCGGTGCCGCTGCTGATCTTGGCGCTGTTGACCTGGACATTGCCGTACACCGCGTCGAGCCCGCCCGTGTTGATCGCGACGTGCCCGTAGTTGGTCTGCACCGGGATCGTCGGATGGCCGCTCGCCAGCGTTCCCGAGAGGATCGCGTCGAGCCCGCTCTGCCGGAAGTTCTCCAGCACGACCGTAAGACCGATGGTGGTTGCCGCGGTGTTGGAGTAAATCAGGCTGTGCGTTGCCGCCGTCGCCGTGACCTCTTGATAGGTGCAGTTGTGGAACTCGATCCCGAACACCCGCGAATCGGACGGGTTCGGCGAGACCACTTCGACGATGCCCTTGTTGCCGAGGAAGGCGGCGTTGCTTTCCATCCGCCCGTGCGAAAAACAGATCGTGCCGCCGTTGGACGAACCGCCGGCCGCGCCGAGCGTGGTCAGGTCGAGCTTGAAAAAGCCGTTTGCCCCCGCGCCCCGGTGATCCCAGGTGAACTGGTCGATGCTCATGGTGGCGAGTGTCTGCGTCGATCCGGGGGTGGCGACGAGGGCAAAGTCGGTCCACGAGTCGAATCGCAGGTTGCGGAAGTGGGCGTTGACGAACGTGCCGATCTTGAGCTGGACCGCGCCGCCGCCGAACTGGACGTTCTCAAGCCGCCAGCCGTTGTCCACGCCATCGGCGGTGAGGTCCATCCAGACGCCGGGCGATGCCGTGCCGGTCGTAAAGAGGACACCGGAGACGCCGCCGTACGTGAGGGCGCCGACCGCCGACCCGCTCTGCGTCCATGCGGTCGCCCCCGCCGCGCCGTTCCAGATGAGGCGAACGCCCAGGTTGTACCCGGACCCGATCACCCAGGCGCTCTTTCCGGTGATGCCCGTGCTGAGGTAGTAGCGCCCCGGAAGGAGGTAGACGGTGCCCGCGCCGGTGGACGTGCCGACGACCGCCGCCGTGGCCGCGTCGATGGCGGCCTGAATCTGCACGTCGTCGGCGGTGCCGTCGCAGACGTAATCGGCCAGCGCCTTGAACGCGGCCGGGGCATCGTTGCTGGCGACGACGTAGTGCAGCTTTTGGCCGGATCCCGCCGCCGAACTGATGCTGATGGTCTTGGTCGCACCCGTCCCCGTGGCGGTGACACCCGTGCCGACGAAGTTGAGGGTGGACGCCGCTGTGGTCAGCGACGACCCCTCATCCTGCACGGTGATCGCCGTCCCGCCACCCTCGGTTCCGTTGGCGTCGATGTCCTCGATCGCCGCCTGCAACTCGTTGATGTCGGTGATCGAACGGGCCTGCCCGTCCTGCTTGCGCGTGAAGCTGTAGGGCATCAGTTAGCCTAGGCGACCGTGATAGTGAAGATCCCGCTCGCGTTCCACTGCAGGGTAAAAGTTCCCGACGATACACTTTGGTCCGCGCCGAAGTCCACGTAGGAGATCAGTGGCTTGGCCGGCGATGCGATCGAGTCGTCGTAGATGTGGGCCTGCGCCGCCGTGAAGGTCGCGCTGGACCAGGACGTGTCCGCCGCGTCGAACATGGTCGTAGTGGTGCCGGAGTTGTCGTAGACCTTGGTTCCCAGCGTTGCGCCGCCGGACGTGTACCCGCCCGCCGTCGCCAGTTCGTTGGTGAGGTGGGAGTACAGCGTGTCCCCCGTCTGGCTGATGCTGTTTGAGCTGGTCGTCAGAGAAACCTTGATCGTGTCAGAGAGGAGGTCCATCGAGGACTCTGCCCCCGCGTCTCCGCCGCCCAGGTTTTCCGGGAAGTCAGCGTACAATTTCGCGGTTACTGCCATTGCTACAACTCAACTTTCATTTCGGCGGTCGGGACCTCAACGGTCTCGTCGCCCGGCTGTGGTTCGCGTGGTTCTGGTTCGGGGGCTTTGGGATCTCGGATCGTGCCGTCCTTAATCGCCTTTTCGTACCAGCCCTTCGGCCGTTTCTTGCGTTTGCGGAATCCGTCCTCAGGCACGTTTGACTCCGATCACTTCGGGATCTTCCGGCGTCCCGAACTTCTTTTCTAATTTGGCAATCTTGTTCTGGTACGCCTTGAACTGCGCCGCCGTTGGCATCACGTCGTGCGCCACCCGGAACGCCATCGTCTCGTCCTCTTTGCGCGCCAGGTTCATTGCGCGGTCGAGCAACTGCGCCCGGTCCATGCCCGGTTCGCCGCGCACCCGCACGTAGCCGGAACGTCCGATCAACTTTCGGTAGATCGGGTCGTCCTTCTGCAACTCCACCACCCGATCGGTGATGTGGTGGATGTGCCAGCCGGCCGCGACGTAGGCGCGCATCACGCACCCTCGGAGTCGTAGATCAGCGTGGCGACCACACTGTCCGTGCCCGCGTCCGACTGCGCCACCGAGACCGTGACCGTTCCCACGAGCGGGTACGGGTCGTAGGCTCCGGCGATCGCCGCTCCGGCCGCGTCCGATGCCTGCTTCCGTGGGAAGTGGAGCGCGTCGGTCGCGCTGTTGCTGATGACGATGATGTTCCCCATCGCAGGAACGGCGTAGGCAACCGTCGTGTCGCCCGTTGCCGCTGCTCCGGTGAAGTCGAACCAGATCGCCAGCAACTTCCCGTTGATCGGGCCCGACGTGGTGCTTCCGGTGGCGGACCCCGCCGCCCCTGCCGTCGTGACCTTGATGGATTTCTTGCGAATCGGCATACGCCGTTACGGAGTTGCCTCCGCCTCCTGTGCCTGCGCCAGCCGCAACGCGGCCACCGCCCGGTGCGGCGGAACCTGCGGCCCGGCGCCTGCCGGAATCCGAGCGTCCCGGTAGACGTGTTTGATCTCGCCCGTGGCGATCAGCATGTCCAGATAGTCCGCGATCACGTCGGAGTCGGTTTCTAGGTACGCCTCGAAGCGGTTGGGAATCGTCTTGAACCGGATGTACCGATCTCCGCCGTTCGCCTCGATCACCGCAGCGTGCTGCGCCCGCTGCTCCGCCGTGTACTTGGATTCGTACCGGAGCTGGTTGAACGCCTTGACCGGCTCCTTGCCGTCCTCGCGCCCGATGTCCTGCACGTAACTCGGTGCCGGACTCGGGATGCGGTGCATGTAGGCGCGGTTGCCGGGATCGGTGCGGAAGTAGTGCTTCTTGCTCGCCGGTCGCCAGGCGGGCAGGGAGACCGTTTCTTCCGGCCGCTCGAATGCCAACTGGTCCTTCATGATCGCTTCGACGTCGGGATCACTCTGCGTTCGTGGCACGGTGGTCTCCTTCGGAACCCCGCTCCCGTGAGCGGGTCTCGGGGCGGCCACATCGGCCGCCCCGGATCGGTGACTAGGCGAAGCCCGCGTAGTCGGATGCGGTGGTCGAGTAGGTGTGCAGGTGCACCCGGCTGTCCGGGTTCTGCGCGATCAGCGTCCAGTCGCCCCGGAGGAACCCGAAGTGGTACGGGCCGTCCGTGGCGCGCTTGCCCGTCTGCCAGCCCGTGCTCGAGGCATACGGCCGCAGGGCGAAGTCGTCGTAGTTGAGGACGTAGAGGTTGTCCTTCTCGGTCGCGATCGAGTCGAACTGGTAGTTGACGTCGATGTTGAACGTGCCGAGGTCGGTCTCGATGCTGTCCCAGGTCAGGCTCATCTTGGAGTCGCGCGGCCCGCTCTGGCGCGTGCCGTTGTACCAGGAGTTGATGACCCGCTTGGTGAACATGGACGTCATGATCGTGGTGCCCAGCATCTCGCCGCCGACCAGATTCCAGCCCGTGTTCAGGGCCTCGAGCAGGTCGTACTCGGTGAGCGGTGCGGACGAGAGGGACGTGCGCGTGGTGACGTAGCTGGACTGCATCAGCCCGCCGAAGGACGATGCCGCCGTGGTCGAGCCGAGGTTGCGGGTGGAGAACAGGCACGCCCGCTCCAGGAGCACCGGCGCGGTGTGCTGCATCTTCTTCTTGAGTTCCAATTGGAAGCGGTCGCCGCGGCCCTTGGTCTCGTATGTGGGGGTCACGCGGGCGCGTTCGCTGAACTGGAAGCCCATCTGCATGAGCGAGTGGTAGTTGTAGTCGAGTTCGCCTTGCGTCACCGGAGACAGCGGGTCGTCCGCGTTCTCGAGCATCGCGATACCGACGATGGACACCGGCGCGTCGTCGAGGTGGGTATCGCCGGTGGTGAGGTCGCCGTTGTAGGCGCGGATCACGGTCAGCGTGTTGGTGGAGATCGAGACGACGCGCATCAGTTCGGCGTCCACCTTGATGATGTGGCCGACCTGGAAGTAGGCACCGTTGTCGACGTCCACGCCGGTCTCGGTCGTGTCGAGGGCTTCGTTGAGTTGGTCGGCCACCGGGTCGGGCGAGCCCCACCCGAACTCGGCCTTGAGCATCGGGACGGCCGGGCCGGGATCGCGGCGGATCTTGTTGATGAACGGGGTGTCGGTGCGGCGCTGCTTGACGGTCCAGTCGGGCACGTCGCGGATGAACAATCCGCTGACGGTATCCGCGACGTACTGCGTCAGAGCGCGATTCGTGGTGCTCGCTGCCATTGGAGTCTCCGGTTATTCGGGAGACGCCATATTCGATTCTGGCAGAACGGCGTTAGCCGGTGGTCGCCAGGGAGTCGAGGATGACGTCGATTGCGTCGGTTCCGGTGGCCGCAGCCCACCGATCCGCGAACGACCCCCCGATGCCGGGACCCGAATCCACCACGTCCGCGCCGCTCTGCTGCCGCTGCGCGATTTGCGCCTTAGCCGCGAGCTGCTTCTGGAGCCGGGCGTTTTCCGCCCGCACCGCCGCAAGTTCTGCATCCACTTGGGATGCAAACTCCTGGCGGGTTTGGATGTGGTTCTGCAAGACGCTGTAGCCGCCGGGGAGCCGCATCAAGCGCTCGACCTCGGCGTCGATCTTGGATTGGAGGTCGGGTGGCACGTAGAGCCGCATCGCGGCATCGAGCACCGTCGCCGCTTTCGCAACCGTCTCGACTTCCCCCTCGAGCGCCTTCGCCTGTTGGACGTAGGGCTGCTGTTGCTCGACGACGAAGTTCTGGAGTTCCGTGGCGCGTTGGGGATCGTCGTCCGCGAGCGTCCGCAGGCGTTCGGCCTGGAGTTGCTGCGCCCGTTGCTGCGCCTGCATCCGGATCAGCGCTTCGTAGGCGTCGGCCTTCTTTGCCTTCTCCGCGAGCGCTTCGGCCTGGGCGTAGTACGGGTTGTCTGGCGAATCCCAAGATACTTGCGGTGCCGCCGCATCCTCCGCCGGTGTCTCCGGCTCGGAAGTGGCTTGAAAAACCGCATCCTCTCCCTCGGCTTCGGTGTCATCCGAAGCGTCGGCCTCGAGCGTCTGGTCCTCCGCCGGGTCCTCGGCAGCAATCGGTTCCGCGTCATCCGGCGTACTGTCGGCGGACGGCGAGTCGACATCTTCGGAGATGTCTGGGGCCTCGGCGTCGGCATCGAGCACGGCGGCAACGTCAGCGAACCAATCGGTGTTGTCTGCCACGGGTCCTCCGGCGACTGTCGTTATGCGGCGCAGTCCGTTGCTGCGTACACCGTGATCCTACCCCCTTTGCTGTCGTTATGCAAGGGTTTACTGTCGTTACTCGGGGATTTGGTAGACTGCGGGCAAGGAGGAATGACGATGCCGAAGCCATCTGATCGGGTGTGGGTCGTGGAGATTTCCCCGGACGGGAGCGCGTTCGCCTACGTGGACAAGCTGGAGCACGAGTCGGAGACGGACAGCCTGAGCAGCGAAGGGCACTTCCGCACCGACGTGCGCACGCCCACCCGCAAGGCCGCCATCGCGACGGCGCGGGAACGGCTCTCGGCGCACTACGGGGAGTTGGCTAGGCAGCGGCTTGCTGCTCCCCCTGTTTCCTCAACCAGTTGATAAAGCCTTCGACCGTGACGCCGGGCGGCTGCAATACCTTCCATTGCTGGTAGAGTAGGTAGTCCTCCGGCATCTCGGTCGGCACCCCGAACGAGGCGAACACGCTGCGGTAGTAGTCGTTCGGGGCGTCGAGGTCGGCGCGGGTCACGTTGTATCCAGCCGCCTGCATCTTTGTCAGTGCCTCGTCCAGCTTCTTCTCGTACCGCTCGATCGTGTTCTTGACGGACTCCATCGGGTCGTCGGACTTCTTGCCCCCGCCCGATGAGCCGCCGGACTCCTGTTCCTCGAACCCGAAGTCCGGCGCGGTCGGGTCCAGTTCTTCGTCGTAGACCGATTCGCGTTCCCCGATCGCCGCGTTGTAGGCGTCGGGCGATCGGGTCCACTGTTCCATCTCCGCGTCCAGCACGGTGCCCGTCTTGCCCTGCTCCCGGAACCGATCCTCGGCGTCCTGCATCGCCTCGGCAAACTGCTCGTGGTCCTTGGCGAACATCTGCCGCCAGGCGTTCGGCCCGCCCTCGTAGCGGCTCACCCCGGACTGGTACTCCTTGAAGTCGCCCGCCTCCGGGTGCGTGTCGAGGTAGGTTTTGCGCAGCGCGTCGTATTCGTCCTTGGCTTCCGGCACGCCCTCGTACTGCGCGAGCCAGCGGTCGGCCAGTTCCTTGCGGTCGTCCTCGTCCATCTGCTCGACCTGCGTGGTCGAGATCGCCTGGCCGTCGACGACGATGTAACCCGGCTCCAGGTTCTCGGTGTAGACGATCTCGTTCCAGAGCGCGTAGCCCTGCCGCCCGGCTTCGGTCCCGAGCCGGTCCAGTTCCGTCATCTGGATCGCGAGCGTGGGGTTGCCGGACGTCGCGATCTCGCGCTGGTCGTACGCCTGATCTTCGCCGGCGCGGGCCTCCGCGAGCGTCTGGTCCCGTGGTCCGTAGCGCTGGTAGACGCCGCCGGGGGTGAGCGCGGTGAGCAGGACCGACTGTCCCTTGGCGTCCGCGAACTCCTCGATGGCATCGGCGGCGAGCGGGTTGTTCGATTCCGTACCCAGTTCGATGTCCTGCATCGCCTGGTCGAGCAGGCGGAACGGTTCGGAGTCCGGCTCCCACGTCGCGAACGGCCCGTAGGTCTGTTCGAGCTGGTTGATGACGATGCTGTTGAGCGTGTCGTACTCGCCGCCGCTCGGGTTGGTTCCCTCGTAGTCCCGGATGAAGTTCTGCGTCGGGGCGATGGCGTTGGCCCCGCGCCGCGCGAGGTCGTTGATCCCGTTGTAGAGGCCGTAGAGCGCCTGATCGACCACGGACGTCTGCCACGTATTCGGATCGCCCAGTTGGTTCGGGACCAGATCCTCGTAGCCGTTGCTGTTGAGCCAGTTGACCGTGTAGCGCAGCGCACGCCGCACCTGCCGCGTGGCGGTGATGTCGGGGACGTTCGTGCCCTGTCCCAGAAGCGCGGCGGCGGCGGCTTCGACCAGCGGGTTGATGAACCCGCCCCAGCGCTGGATGAAGCCCATCGTGCCGGGGTCGCCCTCGGCCATCGCCCCTTCGATCAGGAACCAGAACGGGATCAGGACGGAGGCGGGGCTGACGAGCCCGTACATCCCGGACTCGCTGCCCATCATCCGCACGAACCCGATCACGTTCGGCGGGTAGCCGTTCGCCTCGGCCTCCTTCTCCATGTAGTCCCAGGCGCGGGCG